ACTTCGTGACGCCCTTGTCGTAGGAGTACGTCACACCCCCGGCGGTCTCGCCGAGGGCCTGACGCTTCTTGGTGATCATCGTGGAACCGGGGAAGGGGCCGGGGAGAGTGATGTCTCCCCCGGCCCCGTCGTCGAAGGTTACGGTGACGGCCATGTCGGCCTCCTCGCTGAACTAGGCCGCGCGGCTTACGCGCCCGCTTCCGGAGCGTAGAGCGCCCAGAGCATCGCGCCGTTGCCCTTGGTCGTGTCGAGCAGCCCCTCGAACGTCACAGCAACCAGGCGGTCGCCGTCGTTCGTGTAGGAGATGTCCCCGACCTCGCGGACGTAGGCCTTCTTGATAACCGTGTCCTCGGTCGAGCCCGTCGCGCCGTATGGCCGCAGGATGAGCTCCTCGGACTCGGTGGACATCAGCTGGCCGGGCTCGCCGCCCGCATGGATGTAGTCACCGGTCCCCTTGGTGGCCTCGGGGTACGCGATGAGCAGCGTGTCGTAAATCCACTGCGCGATGTTCAGCGTCACCTCGACCTGCATTCCGACGAGGACCTGATCGACGAGGGAGTCGCCGTACTGGTCGACCTTCCTCTCCGCCAGGGTCTTCGTCAGACGGGCCGTCTGCCCCTCTTCCGTGTGACCGAGCGTCACGGTGGCCCACAGGGCCTCCGCCGCACCGATCTTGATCTCGCTCGCAACCTTCGTGATAGCCATTATGGCCTTCCCCTTCTCTCCCCGCCGTCGTCAACCTTCGAGACGTCCGTCCGCGATCATGTCGAGCCTTCGTTCTTCGAGGGCGTCGAGCAAGTCCTTCTTGTGTTCCTCGTCCAGCGCCGGGTTCCTGCGGAGCGAATCGGCGAACTGCGCCGTGACCGCCTTACCGGCCAGGAGAACCCCGGTCATTTTCCAACGCGCGGCCTTGAGAACGCTCGCCCGCGTGCGCTCCTTGACTTCGCGTTTCCAATCCTCATCCCCAGGCTTCTCACCCTTCTTATCGGTTTCCCGCGTGCCTCCTTCAAGACGTTTCAACGTCGGCAGAATCAGCACCTTCGACCCGCTCTGGGCGTCGGCGGTGTACAGTGCCGTCTCTATGAGTCGTTCTGTCTCGACGTCCAGCCGGACCTTGATCTCATCCACCTGCATCTCGTCGAGCTCGACCCCCGTTACTCGGAGTCGTTGGCAGGCTCGCCAGGCTCCGCGAGGGTCACCGCTCCCCCCAACGTCTGTACCACCTCGGACATAGAGGCCGTGTGCTTCACGAACCAGGCCATCGCCTCCTTGAATATCTCGAGGGCCTGGTCGAAGTCTAGCTCGTTCAACTCGTCGGCGTCTAGTCCCCGCAAACAGATGAGCGAAAGCTTCTCGAGGGCGTCAAAGACTGACACCGGGTTTTCGTCGTCCCCGTCCTTCATGCCCATGAAGGCGCCCATGCACGCCTTTGACTCACCATACGTCGGCTTGCTATCCCGAAGTTCAACCGTCCCATCAAACCCTTCGATGTCCAGTGCCCTATACCTCTTCTTTCCCATCTCTCCTCCTTTAAGGACTCTCGCCACCGGCGGGCTCAGAATGCCCTCGGCGCTCCGTCCTTTTGACCTTGGCGTTAAGACCCTCGTCTGCGGTCACGATGATGTCCAGCTTCACCCGCGCGTCGCTCAATGTGTCGGTCGTATTCTTGTCCGCGGTGGCAGTTTCGAGAGCTAATGCCGGGAGACTGAATGGGTTCGCGGCCCCGAGAGCACCAACAGCAGTCTCCCCGATAAACTGCCCCGCCGCCGGAAGTCCCGGTATTGATCTTGAAGCATCTCCGATCGCTGCGGCTGTGTTGATTGCAGTACGGCCCGCGCCTACGATGCCTTGACCAACTTTCAGGAACGCCATGATGAGCGGGTTCTTTTTCAGCTCGGCGACAATGTGGTCGATAACGAGCTTGAACCCCGATTGTATATCACCCACCATCGCGAGAATCTGGTTTGTCACGTACTCGGTCGCGGACTTCCACGCGACCCGCATTCCAGCCGTGACGATCGCCCATGTGATGTCCCACACCAGCTCGATTCTTTTCGCGAGGTTCCCAACTCCAACGAGCATCGAGGTCATTGCGTCGTTCCACATGTCCTTGATCTTCACGATGGCCGCGTCCCAGGCCTTGACGATCGCCTTGTAGGCCTCCGTCTCTTTCATAGCATCCATGAAGGCTTTCCAGCGCGACTTCCCCTTGATGATGCCCATCTCGTACCAGTGCATGAACGTCTCGAACTCGGCGACCGCTATCTGGAAGGCGATCCCAGCTTGCTTCTCGAATGATTTGAATCCGACGATCCAATCGTCGCGGAATTGCGTCATAGCCTCAGAGTTTTCGGACACGAAATCCGTTACCGCGTCGATTGCGCTACCGATCGCATCGGCTACCGCGATAACTGCAGGCTCCAGGAACTCACCAATGCTAAGGCCCATGTCCTTGATTCTAGCTGTGACCAGAGAGAAACGGAAACTAGCTGTCTTACTCATCTTTTCAAAGGCGACGTTCGTGGCGTTCGTGGCGTTGCTCACGGATTCAAGAACACGAGCGAACTCGGCCGCCTGGGTCCCGGCGAGGGGGGCGATGGCGGTGAAAGCGCGGACGTTTCCGAACAGTTTGGTCAGAAGTTCTGCAGCGTTGCTCTTCCCCTTGATCGCTTTAGAGATACTTGCGATTGCCCCGGCCAGACCCCCCTTCCCTTTGAGAGCACTTCCAGAGAGGTTGATCCCAAGCTCCTTCGCGGCCTCCTTCGCGTCGTCGGTCGGCTGGATGAATGCAGTGATGGCGGCTCTTAGTCCCGTCGCTGCTCTGGCCGCCGGAATCTCGCCCTTTGTGAGGGTTGCCATTGCGGCGGAGATTTCCTCGAAGCTGACACCGGCGAGAGCGGCCGAAGCGTTGACTACACCGAGGGTGTCCGCGAGAATTGGAAGCGTAACCGACCCCTCCTTCACGGTTTGGAAGAGAATGTCTGAGATGTTCTCGGCCTCGTCCATTTCAAAGTTGTAGGCGTTGAGTGTTCCGATGATTGCTTTCATGGCTGTGTTGACGTCCGTGACCCCAGCGACCGCCGCCTTGTTGGCGACCTCAAGCACAAACAACGCTTCGCCCGAAGCGTCGGCACCGGACGAAAGGGCAGTATAAAGAGCCACAGCTTCCGTAATTTGGTCCCCCCCAAACTGGAGAGACAGGTCCCGCACACCCCGAGTGAGCTTCCCCATATCCACGACCGCCGTGTTGACAAGAGTCGACACCTCGGCCATCGCCTTCCCGAAATTCGCAGAGAACTTCACAGAGAATGCCGCCGCGGCGGTCCCGGCGGCGATAAGGGCGGCAGCGATCTTAAGGGCGACCTTGGCAATCGCCTTGCCCATCCTCACCGCGGCCCTCGCAACGGCCAGGAATCTTCCAGCCGTTGCGGACGCGAAGGCCTTCAGCCCCTTCGTGACAACCTTGATCCCGGCCATCACGCTGGTCGTGTTCGCGGTGAACTCTACCCTCAGCTCTTTGATCGTCTCGGCCATCTTACTTCTTCCTCGCCTTCATGACGAAGGTCATCTGGAGCTGCCACAGCTCCTTGCCGGTCGACGTGTTCTCGATGCCGGTGCGCTGGGGACCGAACGAGTCGGACCTGCGGGAGCTCTGCACGCGCCAGGCGGTCGTGTCCATGTCGCGGTTGTCGTAGAGAACGGCGTCGACCTGCTCCTGAATCTGGGCGATGACGTCCGGGGAGTAGCCCCAGACGTTGACCTCAAGCGTGACGTTCCGCGAGTCCGCCGACGTGTCGAGGGCCGTGTCCGGGTCCTCGAGGATCGAGAGCGTGATCTGGGGGACGGCCCTGGAGTTCGGCTGGAACCCCCGGCGGATGTCCGCGCTGGAGTTGAGCAGGGCGACGAGGGTCGAGTTGGCCTGGAGTTCGTCGATGACGTAGGCGAGTATCTCGTTCGCCGTATCGTCCACCCCGAAGAAGAGCCACTTGATGTCCGCGATGCCCCACGAGTCGCTCGACTTGTTCCGCACCTCGACGAGGCCGAATACCCCGAGCGCCGGGAGCGTGAGGGTCTCGTCGCCGTCGGCCACGAGCGGGTCGCCCGAGTTGTCGACGAGGGACGTGCCGTCCTTGTCCTTGATGTAGACGTAGCCTTCGGTGACGACGCCGGTGACCGGGATCGTGACGACGGTGCTGGCGTGAGTGATCGCGCCAATGGTCGGGGTGCCAGGCACCGAGACGGCGAAGGAGTCGAACGTCTGGTCCAGCGTGTATTCGTTCCCGTCCTCGTCCTCGACGGTCGCCCTGACGTAGTAACCGTTGCCTGCCGCCGGGGCGGTGAAGGTCGCGGCGCTGCCCTTAATCGTCGCCCACGTCTTCTGGGAGTCCTTGGTGTAGCTGACGTTCGCCTGCGGAATGGGCGTGGACTGCAGCACGTCGGACGAGTTGAACAGCTCCACCTTCGTGGGGACCGTCGTCATGGCGTTCTTGCGGGACGTGACGCCGCCGACTATCGTGATCGTCGCGCCTGGTGCCACTTTGCCAGCATCGGCGCCCGAGACCTGCAGGCGCAGGTCGATGTCCGGAGCGCCCTCGTCGACGTAGGACGGGGCGAACTCCGTACCGTCTGCGCCGTAGGTGCCCGAGCCCGTTTTCGTGACCGCCTCTAGTGCGTCGGTGCGCGTGCCGAGCACGCCGTTGATTGTGACACCAGCCTTGACATCGCCTGCCGTGACCGCCGACGCTGGAGCGACAGTGTCGGGATCGTTGTATCCCATGTAGACCTTGCCCGGCGTGCCGTCGCGCTTGCGGAGGGCTCCGGTGGCGTCAACGTAAGTTCGCGGCACGCCCTCAAAGACGCAGGCAACGCTTGTGTTGAGTAGCGTGAAGTCGTCTGTGCCGCGACTGGTGAAGACGGCATCCGTAAGGCCGGTGACCGGACCACCACCCGGCGCTGTTGCATCCTTGGAGCCGTTGTTGCGGCAGAAGAGCGCCTGCGACTGGGTGTAATCTGTCGTGTTGTCGATGGCGAGACAGCCAATGCACACGCCGTCAGTCGTATTCCCGTGGAAGCCGGTAGTGCAATCAACGGCCGTGCAATGAACGGCGCTGGCCGCATTGCCGCCCTGCCAGAAGCCGGTGGTGCAGTCGTAGGCGAGGCAATTCTCGGGCCCGGCGCCGTCGCTGCTAAACGTCATGCCGTGGCCATTGACATTAACAACGATGCACCGGAAGGCGCGGCAATGCTGGCTGTCCAACCCAACGCCAACCGTCGCCCCCGACAGGCCGTCAATCGTGAAGTTGTGTATCTCCCCAGCGCGGTCACTGAATGCAACAACGGACCCGGTGTTTTTAGATATAGTAATGCCTTGGTCGGCAACCATTCCGTAGACCATGAGCTGCTTGCCGATGCTCACGGCCTCGTTGTAGTTGTTGGATGCGCCCCCAGCGAACACCTGAATCGCGTCACCGTCACTGGCGGCAGAGACCGCAGCAGAGATGGTCGCGTGCGTTTTTGAAGTGCCGACGGTCTCGGTGTCATTCATGCGCGTATTGTGAGCGTCCGAGTGGGCCTCAGCATCAGCCGTGCTTAGAAGTTCCGTGGCGGCCTTGTCGTGCTTCCGAACGTTCTGGCAGAGGCCGGAAGCCACCACCCGCTGTTTGGCCGCGCAGTCTGCGGCCACGAGCCGCGTGGTGGGCACCCTCTTGGGGCAGTCGCCACTCTCATCCCAGCACCAGAAGTTATCCTCCTTCAACTCCGACAGCGGCCCCTCGCGTATTTCGAATATCTTGCCATTGCCCTCGCCGAAGGGGTGCATGTCGAAGTGACCCTTCGACTTCGTGATGACGTGGATATACGCCTTCTCGCCCGTAGTCGGGTCGATGCGCACGTCAAAGACGGCGTGGACGATAGGGTCTAGGACGACAGGGTCAAGCATATCATCTCCAGCTCGCTATGGAAGGCCCCGCAAGGCAGGGCCGACCGTAGTCTCAGCCGTTGTCGTCCCTGGCGGCGACGCGGAGAATCTCCAGTTCGTCCTCGGACAGGGTCGAGCCTGCGAGGGCGACCTTGATCTTCGCCTTCACCTCGTCGCTCGCCTTCCCGTCGTCGTCGACGGCGGCACCTGCGGACGTGACCTTGAAGGCGGTCTTCCACTTCTTCACCTCGGCGACGAGACGGCCGATGGTGCCGATGATCTTGATGGCTCCACCTCCGGTCAGCAACGTGCCGATTGTGGCGATGACCACCGCGAGGACCCCAGGCTTATCCCCGCCTTCGGCCTCTACGCGGTCTTCCACCGCCTTCTCGAATGCCTTGGTTTCGGCCATGACCTCGTCGACAGCAGCCTTCGCCTCAACGGCGTCGGTAGCAGCCGCGTCGGCCATCTTCTTCAGCTCCGGTAGGGACTCCTCAAGGTCTTCCTTCATCCCGGTCAGCTTGCCCCAGAGGGCGAGACCGTCGTTGTAATCGACGCTCCCGTCCTGGACGGCTGCGGCGAGGGAGGCGATCTGACTGATCACGACCTTCGTCCGGTTGGCAAGCTCGGCGACTGCCCCCGCGAGCGCGCGGGAGTTCGCCGAGGCCTCGATGGATTCGGTTGCGGCGTTGTCGAGCTTGTCGGTCAGCTCGTCCATCCGCACCTTCTCCTCTGGGGTGAGCTTTACCTGGAAGAGGTCGCACCCCGGCGCGAAGACCCCGAGGGCCGCCGCCAGTACCACCAGTACCATACTCCTCGCTCTCATCTCAGTTCCCTCCAACTTTCCCCTCGATCCTGCCGAGGGAGCCTACCATCTGGCTCTGCACATTGACCACACCCTTCAGGACGCGGGCCGTTTCTCCCTGCGTGTCCGCCAGGTGGGTCAGGTGGTTGTTGATCAACAGCTTCGCTTCGTCGATCTGGTCGTCGCTACGCTTGAGCGTTCGCCGGAGCATCCACCAGAACCCGGCCCCCAGGACCACGATGAGGACCGCGGGCAGCCCGAACCTTTCTACCAGCGTCAGTGTCGACTCCGGATTCATGATGTTAGACCTTTCTCATTCGTCGGATGTGTCCCGGCTGCACGTCGAGCTTCCATGCCGGCTGGAGCCAGGGCATAGTCTGCTTCGCGAGGCCGCCCCCGCCGACCCCGGCTTCGCCACGGTCCTTCTTCGCGTCCCACATCGTAGTCGGGAACTCGGCCGTCCCGACGTTGATCCGCTTATTGGCACCCTGTATTTCCGTGAACTGAGCCTTCCACCCCTGCGGCGTCCCGACGAACCCGATGAGCTTGCGACCTCGGCGGAGCATCCCGGAGAATATGCTGTTCTTCATGTGGCCGCCGCGGCCTTTGACCCCGGCACCAGTCCGCTTCTTCCCACGACCCTTTCTGATGTTCGCCGACACCGGCACGCGACGCTTCGCCGCAGCGTCGAGTTCCTGCACCGAGCGGAACATCTCCTGGGCAACGCGCTTCTCGAGCTTCGTCCCCTCCTTCTCGAGCCACTTGATGGTCTTGCGGGTCTCTGACGCCGTAGACATTACGCGCTCCTCCGGAGGCCGACGATGAGGAACTTGTGACGTTCGGCAGGGTCCACGACGTCGGTGACGCGGTAGTCCTTGGAGTTGATCGTGACCTTGTCCGCCATCCCGTTCGCTTCCTCCAGGTCTGGGCGGATGTCCGTCCCGTAGGGCACCTTGAGGACTGCGGTGGCGTCGAGGGTGAGGCCCTGCGCCTCCAGCGCCCACGAGGTCCCCGCCGGTTCCAGGAACCCGTACACGGTCGTCCCGGATGCGTCGAAGCCGACGGTCGTGAGCTCGCCCGTGGCCGAGACCACGTCGTTGTCGGTGTTGCGGTGCTTGATCACGACGGCCTTGTTCATGAGGGCGAAGAGGCTCATCGTTACAGCTCCCAGTGCTTGTACTGGGCGAGCCAGCCGATCGCGTCCTCTGGGATGTCGCCCATGAGATATTCGGCGGAGTACTGGGATACCTTCATCGATGCGAATCCCTCGGCGCCCTCCTGAGACTTGCGGTAGACATACGCGCACCAAATCTTCGCGGCCATCTTCAGGGCCGCCGGAATGTTCGCGACCAGAGCACCGAGGCCCCCGGTGTAGACGACCTTGAGGGACCGGATGCCGTTTGGGAACTTCGACCCGTAACGCTCAAGGATTCCCTTCACGTCGTCAATCAGGTAGTCGGTCGTGGCGAGCGCCGTCGCCCCAGCGTGATCCCGCGGGACGGAAGTGGACTCGGTGATCGTGACGTCCTTGGTGAGGTCGACAGGCCAGCGGTTGAGGTTGACTTTACTGGCCCCCTCGGCATCGAAGTGCTCGGTGAGTTCCGCCTTCAGGAACGTCCGGTTGCAGTACAGCTCGATGGCCTCGGAGACGGCGGAGACGATCGGGGTCATGCGGCCGGTGTCGCTGTCAGCGACCACCCCCGTGTAGACCTCGAGTTCCGCGACGGTGATCAGCTCGACGGATGCAGCCATGTCCGGTCAACCTCCTCGAGGATTTCGCGCAGGCGCTTCCCGGTGTGCTCCCACGTGAATCCCGACCTTATCCTAGCCGCCGCGAGCTGGCCCCTGGCGACTGCCTGCTTGTAGTGCTGGAAGACCCAGATAAGCCGGTCGCAGATGCTTCCGACGTCTGGGCTCGCTACCAACGCTTCACCGCAGAGGTCCTCGTAGTTGGGCCAATCTTCCGGCAGGTTCGGACTTATATCGGTCCGGACGGCCTCGTATTTCAAGGGAAATGCTACCCGCCCGTCGCAGTAGTCCGTCATCGCCGACCACGGCGTGAACAGGCACGGCAGTCCCGCCGCCATCGCCTCGGCCAGCGTGAGGCCGAACCCCTCCCCACCGGACGGGAAGACGAAGGCGTGGGCGTCGTGGTAGACTTGCACAAGCTCGTCAAGTGGGAGCTTCCTGGAGTCGACGATGAGCCGGGCGTTGGAGCCGAGGCGCTTCGTCTCGACGCCCTTCTCTGCACCTCCGGGAAGCGTCGTCTTCAGGTAGAAGTCGAAGGGCCAGTCCTGCAGCATGTGGGCCGCCGCGAGGAAGGCTGGGTACCCCTTGCGCTGGTTCGGCGCCCCGAGCCAGAGCACCCGGAACCGCTCGTTCTTTGCGAGCTTCCGCTTCTTTTTCCTGGCGAACCGGTCGTAGTGAACGCCGAGAGGGCAGACGTAGATCGGCGTCGACTCCCCCACGATCTCACGGTACGTCGGGACGAGGTAGGAGGCGGTCGAGATGATGAAGTCGGCCTGCTTGAGGCACCGCATCGCTGGCATGGCCGTCGGAGAGTCCCAGGCCGTGTAGATGCCGTGGACGGTCCCGGTGTCCTGGGGGAAGAAGGAAAGCGGCGACTGGACGGTCAAGGTCATCTCCGCCCGCGGGTCTATCACACCACCGGCCCGCTCAAGGGCGGCCTTGGACTCGCGGTTGTGGACGGCGAAGCCGAGGTGGTTCCCCTCGGCGTCCTCCGGCCGCTCGACCCAGTTCACTCGCATGGTGCGCTCCACATCCAGTACCCCCGACTGCTGGGGATGTAGACCCCCGGGACGTCCTGGGCAAGGCAGGCCTTAGTGACCCCCGGCTCCGTCCCCATGTCGTGGACGAGAACGATCTCCCGGGCAACTCGGCGTGCTTCACGAATGTCGGCGAGGGCGGACTCGTAACTGTGATTGGCGTCGACGATTACGAGGCCCCAGGTCTTGTCCTTCTGTGCCTTGAGGTATTCAAGCGAGTCGCACGTCTTGAAGGCCATGATCTCCGGGGAGGAACCGTCGCGGACGGTGTTCTCTCTCGGGACCTTCCGCCCGTCCGACCGTCCCCCGTACTCGTGACTCCAGTCGTCGACCCCGCAGTACTTCCCCCGGGCGTTCTCGGTCAACGCCCGACAGATCACGACAGCGCCGATACCGTCGGACACCCCGAGCTCGAGGACGGTGTAAGGCTTCATGGCCCGAACGAGAGCGTAAACGAACAGGCGCTCCACCGGCCAGTCGAGCGGGGACTTCCCAATGACGGACTCGATATCGTTCTGGCCGTCGCCCTTGCGACGTTCGGCGTTTTGACGGTCCACGTCAGGCCTCCGCTCTCCGTAGAACGGCAGTTGTGCGGAAGACTTCGACGAGCTCGAAGTCGGTCTCGGCGATGAACTCCTCGACGGCCTCCCCAACGCCCTTGAGGTGATCGAGTTCCCAACGGCCGTAGTCGTGGACGCACAGGGTCCCGTCTTCCTTGAGTAGCCAGGCGACCCGGCGACAGTCCGCCAGGCAGGCGTCGTGGCTGTGGTCCCCATCGACGAGGACGAAGTCGAAGAGCTCCCGCCGGACGTACCGGTCCAACTCTTTGAGAGTTCCGTGGAAGAGATTCATGTTCTGGCGCCCGTTTCCGTTTGCGTCCCAGAGCTCCGCGACCCCGGCTCCCGTCCCCTCTCCCTTACGGAACGGGTCGACCGAGAGGAAGTTCGCCCCCGGTCGACGATCAGCCCAGTACGCACACGTCGCCCCGTCGAGGGTTCCGATTTCGAGGACGTTCCCCTGTTCTGGCAGGACGGTGAGCATGAACTCCCGCTCCGTCTTGTGCATCGCGCTCCGGCCCTGGTAGCCGTCCATCTTGTCGCTCATCTTGAACCCCTCTCTCCCTTGTCGATGCCGCACCGTTTACAGATCGGAATATCCCGCCGCCCGGACATGAGGTCGCGGTAGACCTTCTTTGCCCGAGGACTATCAACGAAGGCGCCCAGACCGTCCTTGAGGTTACCAAAGGTGATCGACGTCGCCCAATCGAAGCAGCACAGAGCGATGTCGCCCGTGCACCGGACCACGACCGCACCGAACGGAGAGTCACACTTCGAGTCCGGGCCGAGGTCGATGAGGTCGCGGCCGTACCAGTTGAGTCTGTCATCGAGTCCGTGCCTGGCCACTCGAAGGTCGACCCCTTCTGGCGCCGTCAGCCCCCGTAGTCGCGCCCCTTCAAGGTCTGTGTACGCGGTCACTTCGACCTGTTTCACATTCGGGCGCCTACACAGGTCGTCGAGGAGTTGCTGACTCAGGTTCCAGCCGTTGGTCATGATGAAGACACGGGCGTCCGGGCACGCACAGTCCGCGAAGTCGATCAGGCTGAACAGACGCGGGTCGAGCATCGGCTCGCAGTAGTTGTGGAAGGCCAGACGCCCGTTGAAGTCGTGATCCCCAAGCTCGACCAGCGCGAGCTCGACCCAGAGTTCTGGGAGGTGCCTGACCCCGTCGGCGTGGTCGTGGAGTGGGCACTTCGCGTGCTGGTCGGCGAAGTTGCAAACGTTCGACAGCTCGAAGGTGACACGCTTGATTTTATCCCACATGACCGCACCTCCGGAGGATGCTATCTCTAGACGCCTCGTCAAGAAGCGGTCCGATCTTCGCAGCGATCTTCGGGTTCTTCCACATGCTAGTCGTGTTCTTCTCGTGCACCACGACCACGAACTGACCACCAGGGAGGTCGACCCGGTTAGCGCATTCCCTGAACCGGTTGTGGGGCAGGCAGAAGTTCCACCGTTCCTCGTAACCGTCCGGGTCGTCGAGGTAGTCGCGCGCGTACGTCTTCGCGAAGAATGGCGGAGGGCACGAGCCCGGGGTGTAGGTGCACATCTCCCCCGTCGCCGAGTTGTATATGTACCCGGCTCGGAAGAGCTGGATGAGCCCGGGCGAGACGTCCTTGAGTTCGATATGCTTGCGGGCGGACTTGAGGTACATGTCGTCGGAGTCGACGCAAAGGAACGTGATCGCCTCGGCATCGTGTCTTTCAAGAAACTCGAACACAGCCTCCCGCGCCGGGCCCTTTCCATACTTCTCGGAGTCTCGGGCGGGGTGGAATATCGGGATCGCTTTGAAGTCCTTGAGGACGTCAAGTACCGGCTTGGCGATACCCTTGCTCTCCTCTGGGATGCCCGCCCAGATGCTCTTACCGTGGGCAAGGCGGCAAAGTGACGGCAGCGTAAACTTACGGAGGACCTCCGCGCGCTCCGCCCACCACTTCGGCTTCCCGGAACCGCGCCGCCAGTACCACCCGCCCACCTCGGTCTCGTGGTGGAGGAGCTCGCCGAACGGAACCCAGATTCGCAGCGCCGACTTCATCGCACAGTCTCCTCGAAGAAGTCGAAGTTCCTGAGGAGCTCGTAGCCGCTCTTCTGAAGTTGGACCACGAGACTCTTCAGGAGGCCGTGCAGTCCGTTGACCCGAACCTGCCAACCGTGAGAGACGACGTGGACTGGAAGCCCTTCCGTCATTGCCGTCATCGTGATCTCGCCGTCGCTCCTCCGTTGGATGATCTCCGTCACCGGGAGAAGGAGCGGGTTGTCCGGGGCTTCGACCTTTCGGTAGTCGCCTCGGATGCAGGTCCGGGCGTACTTCATCCCGCAGCCCTGAACGTACGCCGCGCTTCTTGGGCAGAACTTCCCGGCCGGGTAGGCGAAGCAGTTCACGTCGTGGATCGGGAAGAAGGTCTGGAGCTCCCTGCGGGCGCGGTGGATTTCGTCGCCGAGTTCCTCTGGTCCAAGGTCGGGCACCCAGCGATGGGTCCGGGTGTGGTTCCCGACTTCGTGACCGTCGTAGAGTCGGCAGATTTCCTCGCGGTGCATCCCATCGTAGACGGAGGGCAGCAGTAACGCGGGACAGAGGTAGAACGTCGCCGGGATCTCCATCTTGTCAAAGAGTCGGATGACATCGATGTCCCCCGCCCCTCCGTCGTCGAAGCTGAACGTGGCGATCTTCTTCATGACTGTGTCCAATCCTTCACCCCGAAGACGCCAAGCACCCGTGCGCGCTCCGCACTGTTGGTGATCTCCCGGCGGAGCTTCTTCTTGGTGTGGCTGTTCTCCCAACTCGACACAACGTTCTCGCCGTGGATGAGGTAGCAGAACTGGCCACCGGACATGACTATGACCCTCGGGCAGTCCCGGACCTTGTGATGCGGACCCTGCAATCCCCACTTGTCTCGGTAGGCCCACCACGCCTCGTCCGATTCGAAGGCCTCCCCCGAGAACATCATCGCCAGGAACGGCGGGGTCGAGTCGGTGGAGTCGTACTCGAAGAGGCGACCGTCGACCCCAAGGATGTAGCCCTCCTCGAAGACGAGACACAGGCCACCACCGGGGGCGATCGCGTCGAAAGATCGGAAGGCGTACCGCCCATACATATCATCGGAGTCGAGGTTGATCAGCACGAGATGGTCGCACCACCCCCTGTAGTTCTCGCGGATCGCCTCCGCGCCGCCAAACATGCCCTCGCTCGGCTCGGTGTAGACGCACTGACCTCCTGCCGCCTCGATGGCCTGGCGGACCTCGGCGGAGTTCTCGTCGTCCTGACGCAGGAACAGACCGTACAGGTCGAAGTCCTGGAGCGACTGGTTCGCCAAGCTCGGGAGCGTAAACCGCTGGAGGATGTCCAGCCTGCTCACCCACCATTCGCGTCGTGCCATGTTCTTCCGGTAACGCCACGCATTCTTGACGCCGGAGTCGTCGCGGTTGAATCTCATGATGACGGCTAGTCGCTTCTTCACTTCCAAACCCTCGCACACTTGCGGCAGACATCGTAGCACCGTTTCCCGTTTTCCAGGTTCTCCACTGCCTTGAGGCGCCGCTCGCTTTCGAGAATCTCGGCAAGCGATTGATCGTTCAGGTCCCCGAGTATGCACGTATGTTTCCAGTCCCGGCAGCAGAGCCCGACTTCCCCCGTGTGCCAGATCGTCAGGTTCTTCTTCGGCGCGTGACACGGCATCGACAGGTCGACCGGGTCTCGGTCGTACATTTGCAATCGCGAGTCGAGCCGCTCTTCCCTGACCGAGTACCTGGCGCCGCCCTTGAGAGTCCGGAGCCTGGCGGCCTCTTCTGGGGTGTACCCGTTCGTGATAACGCGGGCGCCGTAAATCTGCGTAAGCCTTGTGAGGAGGTACTGATCGAGGCAGCGCCCGTTCGTGATGACGTACGGTGTGGCTTTGATCCGCATGTTGACACGGAGAAACTCGAGGAACTCGAACAGCCTTGGGTCTTCCAGAGGCTCGTTGTACACCGAGAAGATCACCTCGCCGGTGTATCCATGATCAGCGAAGTGGTCAAGAACCCGGTAGACGATCTTGTCGTCCAGGTACTTCGTCTCGGTGACGAGGCTCGCCGGGCACCTCGGGTGCATGTGCGCGTAGCTGCACCGGTTGTTGATTTCAAGCTGGACCTGATGGATGCCTTCGATACTCACGACGCCCTCCTCATCACGGCCATGTGATCGACTCTGGCCGTCATCTGCCAAACGCTATCCCCAACGAACTCGTCCACCGCCTTCGTCACGCGCTCCCCTGGGATGCGCCCGTAGTCGTGAGCGAGGAGGACCCCGCCCTTCTTGATGACGGCCGAGCAGACCCGAAGGTCGAGCAGGCAGTTCTCGTAGTTGTGGCACCCGTCCACGAGGACGACGTCGAAGAGGTTGTCGACGATCATCGCGAGGTCGACCGACGTCCCGACGTGAAGCCGCATGTTCGGTTGCGCGTTCCTGGACCAGATCACCTCATCGCCCTCTACCCCGTTGTCCGCGTCCCCGGTAATGAACGGATCGACGCAAAGGAGCCGAGCGTTCGGACGGGCCATCGAGACCATCGCCGCGGTGACCCCGTGGTACGTTCCAATTTCGAGGAGGCGGCCGTCGTCCGGGAGGGCAGTGATGATCGTGGACAGCTCCCGCTGTGACACGAGGGCCTTGCCCTGCAGGTCCGGGTGGGTGAGTCCGAGTGGCGTTCCCATTACTCGTACCCCCACTGTCTTAAGGCATTGATGAACCTATCGTCCAATTTGCTTTCGAGGTCCGGCTGCTCCGCCTTCCACCGTCCGACGTGGATCGGGTTGTAGAACGTGACGAAGGACTCCTCGTCCCCGTCGTGGTCGTCGAGACCGACGAAGGCGGCGATGTCCCGGAATACCTTCGCCCGATCCTTCACGGCTTCCTCAAGACGTACGGTCATGATCCGGTCACGGAGGGACGGAAGCATGAGAGCGGCTTCGAGACCCTCCATGCACTTGATCCACCAGTCCGCCGCGAACTGCGGCTCATGCTTGCGGGTCATCAGCGACGTCACTGCATCCCGCCCATCCCGGATGCAGAAGATGACGCGGGCGTCCGGGTACTCGTCGAAGACCTCCGGCAGCTGGTCGCAGTACGTGAGCGGAGTCTTATCCCCGTAGAGGCGGAGGGAGCCCTTCGAGAGTTCGGCCATCTGGAAGAGGACGTACTGGAGGGTGCTGAGTTCGGCGTCCGGCCCGACCTTCTCGACGAGCTTGCGTATCTCGCTTATCGGGATCGTCTGGGCAAGCGGGTTTCGCAGCAGGAACGGGCGCTCCAAAATCTCCTTCTTCGTGTACGGGCCGTCGCCGTGGTGCCGCTCGATCATACGCTTCAGCCGATCCATCGAGGCCACGTACGCACGTCCTTGGGTTGAGTAGAGTTCCAGCTCGTACCAGATGCAGATGCCCGGCAGTGCCGACAGGGCCATCTGCAGGCCGGTGGTCCCGGTCCTGGGGCAGCCGGTAATGATGAGGGGCTCGTTGTACTTCTTCATCCGTTCCTCCGGATGCTGACAACGCCGTTGTCGTAGCGGGCGATGGTCACGCCGAGGTCGGACCTGAACTGCTTGAGCTTGTCGAGCCGCATCTTCGGAAGGGTCGGGGCCCTGAGCCCATTCTTCGGCCCCCACCTGGATGCGAACTGCTTCTCGTTCGTCCAAATCGTTCCTTCCGGAGCGAGCATGTCAAGATAGAGCAGGAAGAGGTTGACCCCGTGCCACTTGCAACACGCATAGCAGGTCAGGTCCGAGTCGACGATCCAGTCGTACTTCGGGTTGTTCCCGAACCGCTTGTACGTCGGCCAGAGGTGCTTGTCCCCTACGACGACCTTGTAGTTCTCGATGGCGAGCAGGTCCGCGCGGTCCTTCTCCTTCGGGTTGATCGTGACACCCTTGATGGACGCGACACTGGGCGCAAGCTCCCTCGCCAGCCGCGAGTTCCCGACGCCGACGTGGAGGACGCGGTGGTCGCCGATTCCGGCGCAGCCAACGAGGAAATCGATCGTCGTGCGCTCGCCTTCGCTGCACGCCGACCGAGCCGCCCAGTTCTCCTTATCCTCAGCGAGGTCGTAGAGCGGAGTCGGTGTCTGGGCGCAACGCTCGTGGTCCTGTAGTCTCCACCTCATGACTTACTCCTTTCGAGAACTGCAAGGTTGTCGCAGCGTTCCTTGATCGTGAACCCGGTCCGCATTGTGAAGTCGTAGACGGCCCGCTCGACCGGCTCACGGTCGTAGTCGTGAACGGCGATGAGACCCTTCGGCTTGACAAGGCTCTTGGCGTAGTGGAGGTCCGTCGTCGCCCCGTTGAAGGTGTGGTCGCCGTCGACGACTATCAGGTCGAACGGGCTCCCGTCCCAGACCTTCGCGACGTACCCTTGGATGGTTCCCTTGAAGAGCATCATCCCGGTCACCGCGTTGTCGTGCCACGCCTTCTCGCACGCCGGTCCGGCCTCCCCGACGAACGGGTCGACGCAGGCGATGTAGATCGAGGGGTGATGGTCCTTGACCTGGCAGGCGGTCACGCCGCACCACGTCCCGATCTCCAGCATCGAGCCGACGTCGGGTGTGCTCTGAACGAGGCACGCCAGCTCGGCGCACGACATTTGGGAGGAACCCTTGTAACCTTCGGGCCAGCGAGTGGTCATTTCCTGAAGAACCCCCAGATGCGTTCGTGGGCGACGTAGAACCCGAGCTTCGTGATGAACTCGGTGATGGCGATACCGGCGCTGATCTTGAAGTCCTTGGTCGTGAGGTACGCGATCGTCAGAGTGGCCAGGCTCCCGAGCACCCGGTAGCTCAGGGCCTTCGCGACGCTGCGCGCCCACGAGCCCGTCTCGAGCATCCCGACCCACATCGGGCGGATCATCGAGTCGACCCACGCTTCCTGCGCCTTGGGATCAGTCGGAGGCCAGAGCATTACGTATCCTTCGTTTCATATTCACAAGGAAGACCATGACGCACGCCGGGCACACCTTGATGAAGTCCTTCCCGTCGGACCCGACAGAGATGAACGCGATCGACATGAACCGCGTTCGCGCCCCGTCCTTGTCAATCTCGTGCGTGACGAACTCATCCTTATTCTCGAACTTCTCGCCGCACAGTGTGCACGTCTTCACTTCAACGCCTCCTTCACGATCTTTGGCAGCTTCCAGTCGACCATCTCCACGACGCCGTCTTCGGTCTGCCCGGCCTTGCCGTTCCATTCCTTCCACGCCTTCTCTCGTGACGGGTTGGCGCGGTCGCGCTCGGCGTAGAACTTGTACTTGGCGTCGAGGACGTCTGACGGAAGGGCGTGGCCGAGGTGGTAGATGGTCGTGCCCGGGACGGCGAGGGCCGCGTCGGGCGTGACCTCCATGACCGGCCTGCCTGTCGCAGAGCCGGGGATGCAGTGGCGGAGCCACATGAACGAGTTCCGCCAGTACGACCAGCGATAGTGAGGACAAAGCGACGCACCCCCCTCAAGTGGGTAGCCCCAGTGGAGCGACTCGCCCGGGCCGTCGTGGACCCAGTACTTCCCGCCGTGCCACAGGTTCACCCAGCGAGGGGAGCCTTGAGGGAGGCCCGCCGCGATCCATTCCTCGAGGCCAGTCCAGATTTCGTCGCCGTCGAGGAGGAGATGATAATTGCCTTGGAGCTTCGAGGTACCCCACGCCCGCATGGCCTTCTTGTTCGGCCAGACGTCGCGGACCTCGAGTGTGATCTTGTTGTCTGGGTCGGGGAAGGCGCGAAGCCGGTCGAGGCTCCCGTCGTCGATCTCCGGAGCGAGGCGCACGCGCCCGAATGCGATCTTGATCTCGTCGACGTGGGGGTAGATGGACTCGAGGCTCTGGGGGACGAAGCCCCAGTACGCGATCATGTGTGCTGAGACGTGACGCTCCCGGACGCCGAGGAACGGGATGGCCTCGAGCTCGGCTCGCATCGTCGCGTGCCCGAACTTGGCGACGTGGGGGGCCGGGTCGATTACCTTCTTAGGCCGGGTGGCGTACTCCCTGACCTTCTCGGTGAAGGCGTCTTCGTCCCCCCACGCCACGTACTCGAGCACGTCGCCGTACTCTTCCCTCATGACCGGAAGGTCGTACACGAGCGCGGGCGTCCCACTGCACAACGCTTCCATTGGGACCATCCCGAACCCCTCGAACTTCGACGGCGCCAGCGCCATGTGCGCCGCGCGGAGCAGGGCGTACTTCTCGACATCCGGGCGGTTGGGGTAGGTGTAGAGCTTGTGGAGGGCGGTCTCGGGAAGCTTGCAGTTGGGGTGCCCGAAGGTGACGATGTCGAACGGAACGTCCAGAGCCCAGATCGCCTTCATCGCAATGTCGCCGCCCTTGTACTTCGACGGCCTCGCCGACCAGAGGGCGAACGGGCGGGTCGGCAGCTCCACGTCCGCCGTCTTCGACATCTCGAGGGCGTACGTGTTGACCTTCGGCGCGTTGACGTATACAGGCTTGTCGGTCTCGAGCCATTTCTGAAGGTACCTGCCGGACTCCCTGGAGTTGGCGATGAGAGCGTCCGCGTCGGCGAAGTTCTCCTTCTCCTGCCCGCCGAGGGCGACGGCGTAGTCGGGGAGGAACTCGTGGACCCAGTTCGGCGTCTCGAAGTTCACGCAAGCGAACGGCCGTCCGCGAGCCTCCGCCCACTCCTGGGCCTTCTGCCCGAAGCCAACCTTGGAGTCGGTGATGGCAACGTCGATGTCCTCAGGGATCGGGTCGACCCCACTGATGATGAGGTGGATGCGTTCGGTGGCGGCGTAGTCCTTCGCCCAGCGCGGAGCCCCGCCGGTGATCAGGAATACTTCGGCCCCGAGGTCGGCCGCCCAGGTGATCGCGTCCTGGTACATGTGAATGCGCCCGCCCGAGTAGCTGCCCGAGTTGGCGAGCCAGATTCCGAATCGTTTCGTGAACGTCCCGGCGAGGTCGCTGAAGGTATCCTCGAGCGCGTTGTCGTCGTCGAGGAGGAGGCCCTTCCGGGCGCGGAGCTGGTAGCGGTAGGTGTTGGTGCCCTGCTTCGCGGCCATCTTCGTCGACATGGAACTCTGCGTCCGACGGCACCAGGCGAGCCTTTGTTCAAGGGCGACGATCTGCCTCCCCTCCGTGGCCATCTCGAACCGCAGGAACATCGCGCAGTCGCCCGCGGGGATTTCCTTCTCTCTCCAACCGCCGACGTAGTCGTACAGGCTCTTCCGGTACGCCCGCACGCCGCACACGTAGCAGCCGTCCGATAGGATCGACCCGGAGCGGTAGAGAGGTTTGTCGAAGCGACGGAAGGCGAGGCCCTCCCCGACGGATGCCTGGTCCTCCTCGACGAACCAGTCCTCCGGTTGGAAGTTGGGGTGGAGGTGGTCGGCCGCGGCAAACATCATCGCCCCGCCATACACGAAGCTGTTCCCGGCCCGCATCGCGTTACGCATGAGACGCAACGCTCCGGGGCAGAGCAGGTCGTGGTCGTCCAGCTCGACGACCATCGCCTCGTCGGGCACGTGCGCCATCCCCGTGGTCCTCGGGACGTTCGGTGCGCCGGTGTGTTCAGGCAGCCCTTCCACGATGACCTTCGTGGTGATCGTTGAGCACGCTTTCTTCACGATCTTTGTGACCTCGTCCAAACCCTCCGGCCCGTCGTTGATCACAACGATGCCGGCTGGCTCGAGGTCCTGGGCGACGAGAGACTTGAGGCACTGTCCAAGGTGGAGGCTACGGTCGAACGTCGGAATCACAACCCAGATCGGGCCGGGGTCGGCCTTCGCGATCTTGTACTGGCCCGACGGCCGGGACGAACGCTTGGGTGTCGGGGTTGGGGTCGGGGTGGCAGTCTCGAGTTGCTTGCGACGGTGTGGGTCGACGCCACATTCGACCGCCTGCTTATTCGCGAGCAGGAGGTTGGCGTCGTCGTCAGTAATTCTACCAGGGGACCGAAGGACCGCGCCGACGGCGTAGGATTCGCCACCGACCTCGCAACTCTCGATGAGCTTGACTAGCACTAGACCCCTCCTCGCTTAGGGGTGGGCGGGGCGGCGAGATTGCCGCCCCAACCCAGGTTTGCTACATCACGGCTTAGACGCCCGTGATGTCCTTGCCGAGCGCGAAGGCGTCTTCGAGCGCGACCTTTCCGTCGAAGCGGCCGACCATCTTGACGCCGGTCGTGCCCTGCTCCCAGAAGCGTCCGCCGGACTCCGTGGAGAAGTCGAGCTTCATGCGGTCGAACCACATGTAGGACATCAGGTCACCGAGGTAGAGGACGTCGGTGGCGAAGTCGTCCTGACGCGAGTAAGCGAATCCTGCGATCGTTGCGGGCTGACCCTCAACGATACCCCGCTCGAAGATCGGGCGGTTCTGAAGGTCGACGAGACCTGCGATCTCATCGATAACGCTCGTGTTTCCGATCCAGCGAGCATTCTTCCGGTACTTGGCCGGAAGCTTCTTCTTGATCTCGATCAGGCCAGCATACGTGATGCTGTTCGAGAGCGAGACGGACTGGGTGATCGTCGCCGAAGCGATACCGGTCGGCTGCGTGGTGCCAGCGCCGATTGCGACCATCTTGTCCTGTTCCTCGATCAGTCCCTGGGTGAAGAGACGCGTGACGTCGGCGATGACGTTGATCGGGGAATCCTGCAGGAGGTAGTAGGAAACCTCGGTGAACAGATAGCACTCGTACGCGGTGAACGTGATCTGGCCGTAGGCCGGATCGCTCGCCGTGTAGGCAGCTGCCTCTGTGCGGTTCCAGCGCCGCGTTACCGCGGAGCCTTCCTTGGGGACCGTGCCCGTGTCGCTCGTCACCGGAACCCGGCGAACGTGCGGCATGAGCTCGGAGAAGTCTCCCGCCTTCTCGATCATCTGGGCGATGTACTCGACGGGCGTGAGGTCCGCTCCTTCGGTGCTCTCTGTGAGGGCCTTCTGGCGAATGTCCTCGACGTACGGCAGCGTGCTGTTGAGCCACGACTGCTTGGCGAGCATCTGGGCCTTGGCGATGTGAACCGCCTGGTCCGGGCCCTGCTTGCCGGCGAGCACCTTGTAGAGGTACCACTGGCCGAGCAGCTGCTCGGGCGTCAGGTCATTGATGCCCTTCTTCTCGGCACCGAAGACCATCTCGACGCGCTTGTCCTTGTTCATCGCAGCTGCCTTCTTCTCGATCTCGCTCGCCACCATCTTGGGGATGGAGTCTGCGATCTCGCCGAGCGCTGCCTTCAGCTTCTCATTCATGTCGGGTCCTTCCGTTCTCCTCGCAAGTTGTTGTCGTCGTCGGTGGCCTGCGACTTTCAGCCCGGAGGGCCTGCGCCTTTCAGCCTTCTTAGTCGAGCACGCGACCGAGGTGCTTGTCGATCTCGCGCTTTACCGTCTCCACGATCCGCTCCTTCAGGTCCGCGGCGAACTCCTTGGCCTCGTCGTCGGTGACCTCGTCGTCGTCTTCCGGTTCCTCGTGTCCGGCATCCTTATCGGTTGCTGGGGGTGCCTCCTTCAAGCCGATCTTGTCACGAAGTTCGACAAGCCTCTCGAGGGTCTCGGCCGTCTCCTTCATCTCGTCCCGCAGTTCGACGAGCGCGACCTTGGCCTGGGTGGTGTCGAGCTCGAGTTCGGCCTTGATGACTGCGACCCGTTCGTTGACCTGATCTTCGACGTAGTCAATGATCGCATCGGCAGCTTCGTCGCTTACACCGAAGGTGTCCTGGAGGCCCTGGCGAAGTGCTTCCTCGGCGTCGTCTTCAGCATCGCTCCCGTCGTCGGTCTCCTCGTCTTCGCCATCGTCGTCGTCTGCTTCGGGCTCGTCGACCGTGTCGCCGTCGGCGGGCTTCCCTTCGTCCTCCGGGTCGGTCTCAACCGCACTGTCATCGGACGCGGGTTCCTCAGGCGCGGCTTCGCCTTCGTCGTCCCCCGCGTCCGTTTCCCCCTCGGAGTCCTCGACCGGTTCGGCGGACCCGTCGGCCTCGTCGCCTTCTGCGGGAGCTCCATCGCCACTGGGCGCGGGGGTCGCGTCGGGAGTCTCCTCGGGGGTGCCACCCTCATCGGGCTCCGGCGCATTGGTCTCTTCCGGTGTCTCTATGACGTCGTCGGCATCCTTGCCGGTGCCGGGGCGCTTCGCCCTCCGCATCTCGCCACCGCACTCCGGGCACTCGATCTCGCGGCAGTGTTCGTCGGACGACATCTTGTGCCCACAGTCCAGGCACTCGCATTCGTACTTCATCTCCTCGTCCTCCTCGCTCTTGATCCCCTTCTCTCTCATCTCGTGCGCCCAGTCAGCGACGGACTTGACGACGTCCGCCGTTGTGCCGGTATGCATGGCGTTGGTCAAGGCGCTGGGGCAGGCGCCGACGGTGACGGCGGACAGCTCGAGGAGTTCCCACGACTTGATGTCAACCGGACCCCACAACTCTCCGTCACTGTCCTTGTCGCCTTCGATGGCGTCCCACTTGAGCGGGATGAAGCCGATACTCCAGGCGCTCATGAAGCCGTTCTTGTACAGGTAGAGGAGTTCCATTCCGAGAGCGGTCTCGGCGAACTTGACCTTGGCGGTCACAGAACCGGCACCCTTCTTGATGGAGCCCTTAACGACCTTCCCGACGGCGGGCAGATCGTTGCGGTGACCGAAGAGGACCACCGAGTTCTTCCGGTAGTTCTGGAGCTTGGCTCCGCTGGAGCGAACGATGTCGCCGTGGCGGTCGGTCTCGGTCGCGGTCATGGTGACCTCGATCTCGTCCTCCGCCAGGCCCGCGCCCTTCGTTCGAATCGACGGGGTGATCGTCATTGCGATCATGTCCGGACCGCGGTGCTCCGCCCCCTTGCACTCCCGCTGGAACCGGGCGACCAGCTCCTTGCGTTCCGTCATGTTAATGTCCATCTTCCCCTCAACCTTCCTGCTCTTGGATGAGCTTATCGAACGCGGCGAGCTCCCGCTTGCCCTGATCCCGGAATGACTTCGACATGGTCGTCTTCATCGAGGCGTAGCCTCTGCTCTGCACGCCCTCCGCGATGACGGCGTGGGCGAACTTGACCTCGTACGAGGCGCCCTTGTTCTTGTAGACCCCGAGGGCGGTGCAGTTGCAGTTGACCGTCTCGGCGGGCGAGCCGCTGAAGTCGCCAGGCCTGAACAGCACTGAATCCCCTACGTTGAAATAGCCGTCGTTCTTCACGACCTGACCGTTCGCCGAGGCGTGCGTGTCTCGGGTGTTGACGAAGATCGCAGACCACTCCTTGTACGGCACCTTCATAGCCGTCCGCACGTCCTGGCTCGCGGCGTTCTGGGCGTCGGTGGCCTCGGTGCGCGCGATGCGGTCGGCCCGGTAGTCGGACTGGCCCTTGTAGACCTCCTTGACCCTGTCCCTCAACTGTTGCCACGTCTCGCCAGCCTCAAGGCCCTGGGCGAGCGTCGCGGACAGCTTGGCCCGCGTGGAGGCGAGCAGGTCGTCGAAGTACTCCAGGTCCTTGCCCTCGAGGTACTCCGTGATGAACGGGTCGAAGTCGGGGATGTCCTCGGCCCCGGGGACGTTCGCCATCTCGAGGTCCCAGCCGCCCTTGAAGACGGTGCGGTACCGAGGCGTCATGACCCCGGACATCGTCGCCGCCTCTTCGGACCAATCCAGCGAGCCCGCGACCCAGACGTCCGGGCGGAAGCCTCCGGCGGGATCGTCAAGGCCCTTCTGTTGCTCCGGAGCGTTGGTTGCTCCGGAGGGATTCGAACCCCCGTGACGCGGTCCAGGGCCGCGCATCTTGCCGCTAGATGACGGAGCAACCGTCGTCTCTGTCTCTTCCGGTATCCCGGTGTCTGCGATGGGGATGAGCCGGTTGTTGACCATGAGCGCGTCGGCGTTCTCATCCTGCGACGGCTCCACTCCGATCTGCTCACGGGCCTCGTTGCGGGAGATGATCCCGGCGTCCACATCCTCCTTGCGGCGGGTGTGCATAGCCTGCTCGTCAAGTGGGATGACCGAGTCGAACTCGCAGAAGAGGCGCTCGTCGAACGCCTGGCACACCTCGATGGTCAGGAGGTCCTGCCACTGACGGAGCAGGGGCGTGACCGTGTTCGACTTGAAGCCGTAGTCGGCGGACGCAGACGACGCCCGGTTGGCGTCCTTCAGGATGCCGAGGATCGCCTCCGACACTCCGTACACCCCGAGCAGCTCTTCGCGGTTCGCCTGGCTCGACTCGAGGTAGTTCATTTCCTTCGGCGACATGCGCCACGGCGTAGCCGTCAGGCCACCACCCAGGAGCAGGGACTTGCCGGCGTTGGCCGAGCCCTCGTACTTCGCCCGGAGCTGGGTGCGGATACGCTCGATCTGCTCCTTGCCGAGCTCCTGTTCGGAGGTGATGAGGAGCGACGGGTCGGCGCCCTGGGAGAAGGTCTTGTCCTGAGACTCGTGGATGGCCCGGTGGACGTTGACGGCCTCGGTGGCGGCCTGCAACGGACTGACCCCGTACACCTCACTCTGCGGATCGGGGTAGAGCCCGTGTCCTACCTGATCGGCGTCGAAGGTCTTGCGGTTCCCGAAGCTGATGTTGTACTGGAACTGCGGCTCCCCGCCGACGCCGACGGAGATGTCGACCTTGTCGGGGAGGAGAATCCAGAGCTTGTCGATCCGCCCGAGCCCCTCGCGATCCTTGAGGAAGTAGCAGTCCCCGGTGAGGTCGAGGTAGACCTGCTGCTTGTATATCCACTGCCACCACGTCTGGAGCGGGTTGGGCCGATTGAGAAGCTGAACGACGCGCCCGGCTCCGGCTTCGTTCGCCACAACCTCGCGCCGGTCCCCGTCCGGGAGGCGGACGTAGACCCGCAGCTTGGCCTGGGCGACGGCGGTGGCACGGGCGTTGACCGCGGCGTATATCCAGTGCTTGAAGTGCTTGAGTTGCTCGGCGGGGTCCTGGTTCTCTGATAGGCGCGTGCCAGAGTTCCCGCTGAACGCCTCGAGGAGCCCGGCCCCAGGACCGCCTCCCGTAATGCTGGTGACCGCCTTCCCCTTTGCGTCAACCCCCCGGAGGTAATCGAGCGCCCTGCGGATGATCGACCTCGGCATTACTTCTTCTCCTTGAGGTCGCGGATGGCCCTGTAGATCAGCCACATCATCGCGACCTGGACGAACGGGATAAACGGCGAAACCGCCGCGACCATCATCTCGAATAGCGAGGGCTGGGGCATCACTTGAGCATCACCCTTCGGGGCTCGCGATCGGGATCGGGGCGGACCTCGCCAGACCCTCGGTGGCAGACCGAGCACGTCAGGATGCTGGCAGTCTTCGTCGTGACCAGGGTCGTCTTCCCACCGCAGAAGCGACAGGTCCCGTTACGATGGATCGTTGCTACCTTCGGGTTCGTCATCCGGTTCTCCAATCACGTCTCGCTCGATGGCCTGGAACTGCTCGAACCCCTTCCGCGTCATCGACGGCTCCGCGCCTGTGACGATGTCGATGAGGTGGTTGGTCAGCAGCGTGTCGAATTCCTCCAGGTCTACGCACTCGACCCACCCGTCGGTGAGCCCGAACACCCGGCCGCTGTAGCCGAGCATGTAGATACGCCGGGGTCTGTCTTCGTCTTCCATGCGCTCGTTCACGCGGAGGACTTCGACGGACTCTATGCTGGCGAGCTCTGCGATGAATTCGCGCTCGGTCATATCACCCCCTTATCGGTACGGGAGCGATTTGATTTCAAGGGGTTTTACGAAGCGCCCCCGACCAGGACGATCGGGGGAGTGGGGTGATTCTACTATCGGTTCGAGATTGCCGCTTCGATAGCGGCCCGAACCTCCTCGTTCTTCTCTTGATCCAGGCTCATGTTAAAGCACTGCCCCCGTTCCTTGCCCTGGTCGTCCGTCCAGAACAGGGTATAGAAGTAGCGCCCGGTCCCGTCCGGCCCTCTATGAATTTCAGCGCGGATTGTTTTCTTACGCATTTGGTTTCCTCACATCATGACGGTGATGGTTTTCACGCAGTCGCCAAGGTCGCTAACGGCCTGCTTCGGCAGCTGGACGCCGAGTCTGCGCGCCGACTCTACGGCGTCCAACACTTCCTCGAAGGCCTTGGTCAGTCTGGTCTTGGCCGTCTCGCGCATAAAGGAGGAGTAGCACTTGCCGCAGATGCTATCGTGCATTCCTTTTTCGCAGGCAGCCAACTTGACGCCACACGTGCTGCAGGTCTCTTCGGTCTTCGTCTTGGTCGTCATGGTTTTGTTCTCCTCAGCGTCCCACCACGGGCCGCCACTCCCGACCCCCCCTTCCAGAGGGGGCGGGGTGGGGGTCCTAGATGGTGATGGACTCGATGGCCTTCTCCACGGCCTTGGAGGCGCGGTGGCAGGTGCTGCGAGTGGCGGGGTCGAGCTCGGCAGCGTCGGCCTTCATCTCGGTGTAGTCGTTGACGATGAACTTGAGAAGGAGGATGTCCTTGGCAGTGAGCGTCACGTTCTTCGTTACGTCGATCATGATTCCGGTCTCCTTGGTTGCGGTCGTTGTGTTGTTCATTTCTCTGTCCCCTATCTACTAGTAATATACACCATCTATCGGCGGATGCAAGGACAAAATCCACGGATTCTGAAAATAATTTTAATGGCCCGTAGACCCCTGTACGAGGCATTCTACGGGGGTCACGGCCTGAGGCCCTGATGGGGAATCCGTGGACTCCTCACGATGGGGGCGTCTCGGGCGGTCATCCGGACGCCACGCCCGGGACCTCAGAGAAGGACGGCCTGCGGCTTCGGGGGAGGGGGCTTCGGCGGGACGAACGTGAGGGCGAGAGCGTCGGCGTGGTCGGGCGAGCGGCCGACCCGGGCCTTGACCTTCTCCTTGGCCTCGAGCTGGATACGGCCCTTGCCGTCGAACTTCTTGGAGATGGCGGCGAGCTGCCCGCCGAGCGCGGACCCCGCTCCCTTCAGCGAGAACTCCTCGTCGCGGAGGGCGAGCATCAGGTTCCAGTACATCTCGGCCCGGACGTTCTTGAACTGGTCGGGGTCGGTGGCGGACTCGGAGAAGATCACGGGGTTGACGTGGATGTCCTGCTCTTTGAGGATGTCGACTGCGCCGCCACCGTACCCTCCAGTGTTGTCGACGTTGACGTTGGTCGGGTCGAGCTTCCAGTCCTTGATCAGGTTAATGATCGTGCCGGCGGTCTCGGTCTCCCGCATCGAGCGGTGCCCCTCGACGTGAAGGACGCCGCCGTTGTCCCGGACGATGAAGACGTTCTCGTCCCCGCCGAACCGGGCGGTGTCGACTCCCATCTTCCTGGCGCCACCCTTGGCGTGGTCCCTGGCCTCGGCCTCTTCGATCAGCGACAGGGCGATGAGCGCGTCGACGGCAGCGTCGGGGAACTCGCCCAGGACTCGGCTCTGCCACGCCGGGCTGCCCTCGCCCCACTCCTTCCGTCGCAGTTCGATCCACGCTTTGTCAGTCAGACCAGGGACGCCATCGGGTAGGTCGAAGGCGCTGATGTGGAGGTGATCCCACTCGTCAGCGATCTTCCCACGGAACGCTTCGTAGAACGGACCTGAGGGTCGAAGAGGGTTGCCGGAGTAAATGAGGACGCAGTTACCGGACGACATGTTCCCCTCGAAGGCCTCTGCCATTCCCGCAGTGAGGCCCGACGATTCATCGACGATCTGGAGTACGTGCGGAGCGTGAAGGCCCGACGCGCTGTCGGGTCGGGCTGGCGACAGAACGTGGGCGAACCACTTGGGCCCGAGTTGCCATCCGGTCTTCTGCATATCCCCGCCTAACCGCTCCTTCGAGTTGGCGTGCAGTCGGCGGACCTCGGCCCAGACTGTGGTCAAGGCCTGCTCCCAGGTGTTGGCGGTGACGACGGCGATGGAATCTTCGTGGCAGGCAGTGAACCAGAGCAGGAGGACTGCTAGGCACCAGCTTTTCCCAGAACCGTGTGAGGATCGCACCGCCAGCCGAACCGCTCCCTCTGGGTTGGAGGCAGCGAGCCGGAGGATACGCTGTTGCTTCCCCCACGGCTCGACCCCGAGGATGTTGCGGGCGAACCAGACTGGGTCGGTGGTGGCTTCTTCGATTACGAACTCGTCGCCCTTGATCATAGCTTCTCTACCTCGGACAGCCCGGGGACGGCCGCGTCCTGCAGGCGCTTGACCTCGGCTTCAAGCTCGGCGATGCGGAGGCGCTTCCGCTCGATCGTCCTGCACGCCTGGCTGTACGCCCAGGCAGTCGGGTACGGCTGCCAATCGTGTGCGACGGCCAGGTCACGCTCCTCCTTGACCCGAATGAGTTGAGCCTCGAGTTCCTGATACTTGGACATGGCACCCTTCGGTGGGTCGCCCAGCTTCCGGTCGGTCTCAGGCTGGTACGCCCGCGGCCACCCAAACTCTATTCGCCCGACCTTCATGTCGTCGCCGCTCATAGTTTCACCTCGCTCTCGTTAAGGGCGGGGGCAGTGATAAGCGCCTTGAGCCGTTTCACTTCGGCGATCAACGCTGGCACGTCCTGACGAGATTGGGCGATGAAGTCGAGGTCGGCCTCGCACTGCTTATGATGCGCCATCCAACGCATGGCACACGCCGCCCACTTGAACGGATTGAGCCTCCCCACGATAGTCGTCGGCATGATCGGGTTGCCGGTCCACACGATGCCACAGTCGCCATGCCACGGCCCAGCAGTTGCCGCGTCGCACCTCTCCTTGATTGCTTTCAGATCGTCGTCGCTCATATCCCACTCCCCTCCTTCTGCTCATCGGGGTCGTCCTCCGGCCCCGGGCCCATCACACCGATCCGCAGACCATCCTCGAGGATGAGGACTTCGTGGTTCGGGAAGACGTCCTTGAGGTGGTCGATGATCCGCTCGCTGTTGGCCTGACCGAGACGCTTCTCTGTGATGATCACCACCGTGTCACCGGGCTCGAGCCGGACGCGCTTCAGCTCCGTCACCTCGATCATGTCCTCCGGGGTCGGTGGGGTCTCGGCGACCTCGGCGCCGTCGTGACTGAAACTGCCCGGTGACGTGCAGCCGGTGCGCTTCACGCCGCCTGTCTTGAACGAGTCCTTGGTCATTGCCATGTCGCTCTCCTCAGTTGGTAGCGGGAGCAGGATTCGAACCTGCGATCTCCGGCTTATGAAACCGGTGTGCTAGACCACTGCACCATCCCGCCCGCTACTCTCCAATGGGGTGACCGGTGGGGGACGATCCCACGTCTGCTGGTACACAGCCAGCTATTCTTCCGTTGAACTACGGCCACTATTAAGGGTCCTCGACCAGGATTCGAACCTGGATTACCGGCGGACCGGTGTTCCGACCTACCGCCGTCGCGCGCAGCACGGCTATTGGAAGACCGAGGACCATTCTCTTCTCTGGCGCCCTGACGGGGTGTCGATCCCCGCTCTCCCGCTAGACAGGCGGGTGTTCTGGCCGATGAACTACCAGGGCGCGCTGTGTATCTGGCAGGGCAGGAGGGATTCGAACCCCCAATCGCCCGGTCCGTAGCCGGGTGCCTTATCCGTTGGGCCACTGCCCCGATGGTCGGTGGGGGAGGATTTGAACCTCCGCCTTCACGCTTATCAGGCGCGTGCTCTGACCCCTGAACTACCCACCGACTCGTCGTACTGGAGGAAGGCGGAGGACTTGCACCCCACCCCGTGAAGGGCGAACTGTTTTCTAAACAGGCCCGGCACGCTTGACCGGTTCGCCTTCCAGTTACTATGGCGGGCCGCACAGGGGTCGAACCTGCACCCTCCTGATTTGGAATCAGGCGCTCTACCCTCTGAGCTTCCGACCCTCGGACGCTGGACCGGACGGAGGGACTTGAACCCTCACCTCCAGCATGGCGAGCTGGCGTGCAGCCGTTGAACACCACGCCCGGTCGAATACTTTTGGTGGAGACGGTCGGAATCGAACCGACCACACGGACCTTGCAAGGGTCTGTCGCCCCCTTGGAACATGCGCCCCCACTCTCGACTATGGTAGGACTGGTGGGCTTCGAACCCACAACCGTCAGATTAAGAATCTGCTGCTCGTCCACTTGAGCTTCAGTCCTCTCGTTCCTGGTTGGGCCGCCTGGACTTGAACCAGGAACCTCCCGATTTCGGGTGCTCTGCCTCGCGAACTGGTACCCCAGCCGCTCTGAACTACAGCGCCTTCGTATCTTGGTCGGCGTGGCAGGGATCGAACCTGCGACGTCCTGCTCCCAAAGCAGGCCCCCTACCGCTGGGTCACACGCCGACGATCATGTCCCCGGTCCTCCCGCACGCAGGGCAGACGACAGCGTAGAAGCTCGACGTCTGCCCAATCTGCAGGCGACCGTCCACGTAAAGCATCGGCGCACCACATCCGGTCTTACTGCACAGCACCCCGGCCTCCCTCTTTGTGGCCTCCTCTTGGGCGTCCTTCGCCCGCCTCATCGCCGCTCGGTTGTGGTCCGCCAACGTTTCCATCTCACCCATGTCGCTTCCCCTATCTGGAGCCGGCGGAGGGTCTCGAACCCCCGTCTGCACTTTACGAGAGTGCTGCTAAGCCAACTCAGCTACGCCGGCCCTTGTGAACTGGTGGGCGGGGGCGCCCCATCGGCAAACAGCGGATTCGCCGTCGGAGTCTCGAACGCCTCCCCCGCCCCTTCCTATGGTGCCGGCCTCCCGTCAGTCCGGGGCCCCGCGTGCTACACGGGGGTGCTAGCGGCCGGCGTCGTTGCCTTATCGGTCCATCATCCCCAGACTTCAATGCCTTGTAGGGCGGCGTGTTGCCTGCATCCGAAGGCGGTGTGGATACTGCCCTTGAACTTCCCTTTCTGTACCGGGATCGAGGGGCTCCCCTCGAGCGGCCCGAAGCACGCCATGCACACCTTCCGGAAGTCCTGGGTCGGCTTGCGCTTGATCATCTCGTATCCACCCCCCTACAGCTTCGAGTCCAGGTAATAGATCGCCACCCCGACCGACACAGCGAAGCCCACCCACAGGGTCAGCACCCCGAGCGCGATCCCGAGGAGGAGCCAGAGGATGGTCATGACTTCCTCCCCCACCTGGCGAGCCGGACGCCAAGCGTAGCCACGGCTTGGAACGGCCAGGTCACTGCACACGCGATCGCCACGACCAGGATGACCGCGGCCATCACCGGCCAGAAGAACAGGGCGATGGCGACCAGCTTCCAGTCTTCGTCATCGATCTTCGAGGGAGCGTACCGGAGTAACCCCACCCCCGTCAGGAACCCGACCAGTAGGTACCCCACTATCGCTAGGTATATCACTCCCCACCCCCGTCTCTGGGCTTGCACACCGTCGCCAGCCACTGTACCGCCTTCGCCCACAACGCCAGTATCGTCAAGAGCAAAGCGATAGGCCAGCCGAAGACGAGGAACACGTTGAAGCCTTGGACCTCCAGCTCCGGCTGCGGGTCGAGCCAGCGCAGGTAAACAACCGCGAACACCGACCCGACCAACAGATACCCCACCACGTATACGGCGATCACTCCCCACCCCCCGTCTTGCGGACCACGTCGCACTCCGTAGGCGCCAGCGGCATACGCTTGAGCGCAATCTCTGCGGCGACCCGGCTCTCATACCGACCCAGCGGCCTGAGGGCATTCATGCACCACACCTCCCAAGGCAGCGGCGCGGGGCGGGCCATCACCCGCTTGACCTCATCCACGAGCGTCGGCGTGCCGTGGAAGCCCTTCGAGCCGAGGACCTTGTGCGCTTCGTCGATCACGCTCATCCTGCGGTCGGCCCTAGCCCTCAGGTCCTCCACCCTGTGGACCAGACTGTCAGGACCCCACTCTAATACCCCATACACTCCGAGGGCCTTGGCGATCCGGTTCTGGTACTGCCTGTAGACGTCGTTGAACTTGAGGTCGTACTTGAGCCGGTCGACCTCGTCCTGGGTCTTGGCGGCGATCACGACCATCTCGTCAAGCTCCCTCTCCAGCTGCCCGATCATCATCTGGGTGCCGGCCTCGGACCTGCGCTTGAGCTCGATCCAGTCGTGCTGCGACTTGACCGCGTTCACGAGGTAGTCGACGTCCCACGGTTCCACGCCGTACACGTCCAGGGCCTTGGCTACCCCGACCTTGAAGTCGTCGAGCTTCTCCTCGAAGGTGTCCCGCTCCGTCCTGGTTTGTGACGCCCGCTCGTTCGCCTCGGTCAGCTTCGTCTCGAGTTCGACCCGCTTTTCGCGGATGAGTCTGACCTCGTCGACGATGTGGTCATCCTTCCCCCCGCTCAGGCTCCAGCCGAGGATGTTAAGCAGCGAGCCCCGCAGGGCGTAGTACCGCTTGTCCAGAGCGGCGTAGTTCTTCTTGAGCTCGTCCCGCCCCCTGATCGTCCTGGCGAGGGTCTCGCCGGTCACGGCGACGCCAGCCTTGTAGGCCTTGGTGTCTCGCTCTGCAGAATCCCGGTCCTCCCTGGCCTTGTGCGCCTCCACCACCCAGGCGTTGGCCTTGCGTTCGAGCTGACCGATCTTCTCCTGGTACCCGCGTACCTTCTCAGCTACGTCGATGAGGCTGGGTTGGACATTCGCCCCGATGAACGACATCCACACACTGTGAGCGCCGTCACGGATGCGAATGCCACCCATCTCAATGTCGACACTCCGGCCGAAGCCAACATCCTTCGTCGGCGGCTTCGGTGCGGTGACGGTGTTGGCGTTCATCCCGGTACATGCGCCGCAGTTGACGGGCACGTGCCCTGGACTGGCTACCGGGAACCTCACCCCGCACTGCTTGCATAGACTCGTGGTCACCCTGCGCTCGATGCGGAGACCATCGAAGTCGTCGTCCTTGGCCTTCGGCTTCCCCCGCTCACCGTAGCAGTCGCGGCAGACCATGCCGTCGTTCGCCACGACCATCGCCGCCCTGTAGTACATGAAACCACAGTCCAGGCACGGGACCTCGGGCTTGTCGGGGAACTTCTCGCCGTCGAGGATACGTTCGACTGTGTCCACAAGCCTGGCGCCCGCGTTGTCGTCCGGCTCGCCGAACATGTCGATGGTCCCGAACGTCTTCCAGTCGTCGTCGACCTTCAGCACCTGAACCGCGTCGTACCCCAGGTACGTCATCGCGGACATGAAGGCCATTGCCCTCTGTTCAGTCCGATGGGTCACCTTCACCGTCTTGATCATCGCCACTCTCCTCGCTTAGAGCTTCCGATCCGTTAGAACCCTCGGGGGGAATATACCCCACTTCCGAGGGGTCGTCAACCTTTTTCTTTGGAGAATCTGGATTCGTTGCCTTGACCTCAATCGTCTTCACCTTCGCGGCTTCGAGTTCCTTCCGTTTTTCTGCAGACAAGGCCTTGACCAGTTCCGTGAACGCCGGGACCTCAAGCCTCCCCTTGACCTCCACGCTCCTGGTATCTTGCCAGCCGCCTTTGTTAATCAACACGAAGACTTGGGCGCCGAAGTGGCCCATCCCGTCCTTGTCACCGTAAAGCGCCTTCCGGTACAGAGCATGCTCGACCTTGACGATGAGGTCGTCCTTCGCTTTGCGGATCGCCTCGGCGAACTCGGGCTTCGATTCCATCCACCGGTAGAAGGTTTGCTTCGAAATCTTGGCGGACCTGCATGCCATCTCCACGGTAGAGGCATGGCCGATCGCGTCGATCAGAACCTCCTCCTTTTTACGCGTCGCTTTCGTCACGTCTTTGCTGTTACTATTTGGTTTCTTTTTCGTAGCCTTTTCCGTAGACGTTTCAGTAGCCTTTTCCGTACCCTTTTTCTTACCCACTTACGTACCTGCTTCCGTGGTGAATTACATACACGATTACATACACGCTTACGTACCCTTATCGGTAGACACTACCGTCTCCTTCAAGGCCTCCGCGTGCTCCTTCTTCAGCCGCGCGATCGTCGCGTCGTTCATCTTGCAGACCTTGTGCGCGGTGTCCCTCTCCTGCCGGGCAGCGTTGCGTTGGATCACGACCGCCGCGGTCTCCCGCTGGGCCTTCGCCACGTTATCCCGACAGGCGTCCCGTGAAACGGTCAACTCGTCGATTGCCAACGCCCGGTCCGCACACCCTGGACAAGCACCGACTTCATCACCGATCGTTCCCTCGTGGTGCTTCAGGTCGTTCAGCAACCTGACGACTTCCGATTCTGCGGTCGCAAGCCGCTTCTTCAGCTTCACATCCATGCCGGCCTTCTTCTGTCTCTCGACGGTGAGCTTCCGCTCCATGTCCCGAGCGGAGTGCTCTGCCGCGGACGCCCGCGACTCTGCCGAGGCCACCTGGCGTATCTTCTCGAGGTCGGCCTTCCGCTCTGCCTGGAGCTCGGCAACCAGCTTCTCCGATTTCCCCAGGTCCTTCAGCACGGTCTCGACCTTCGCCTGCTGCGCTTTGAAACCGGCCTGCGCGTTGTCCCGTTCCTTCCGTGCCTGTACCAACGCATCACTCATCATCGACTCCTTCCAGGTCCAGTCGGACCCTCAGTTCCTTGATAGCCTCCTCAACGATCTGGCCCACCCGGGCCTTCGACACCCCCTCCACCTCCGCCACCTCCGCGAGGGTCCACCCCTCCCACATCCGCCACACCAACACCCGACGCTGCCGCGGGGTCAGCATCTTCAGCAGCGACTCAGCCTCGCCTCGGTCGGACAGCAGCTCGGGCACCCCCACCCCAGGGGCCTCGATGGTACCCGGTAGCATGTCCAGCCGGATTACTGGCTCCTCCAGTAGTCCCCGCGCATAGTCCGTCATCGCTCCCCATGCTACGGTCCGGACGTAGGTGCCGCGAGTCGATGCTCCGTCCCGGAGCCTCGACCGGGCACGAAGCATGGCTTCGTACCCAGGCCACATCAACTCATCGACGTCGAACTCCACGCCCGACCACCTGGCCCGCACACCCTTCGCAATTCGCTCCAGCATCCGCCAGTCAAGCGGGTCGATGTCGTCTCTCACTGCGCACTCCAAAAGGTAAAACGTTCAAAATTACATTCTAACAATAGGGGGGGGGTGGGGGTCTCTTTCTTTAAGAGTCATATATAACTTTTTAAATATTACCCTTAAGATGGGTACCACACCCCCCCCTGTTATTGAAGTGTAATTTTGGGCGTTTTTACAATCTACCATGTAAGTCCTATCTCCTAGGGGACTTAGATTTTCAGTCCAAACTCATCAATTTCACCTTCTCACCTAATCGAAGCTATTCGGTAGTCGAAAACGACCGGAAGCCACCGATCTTCAGTCGCTTCCAGGTCTTCGGCGAGCTCGATTCCTGGTGACATTCCGTCTTCCTGGTACACCATTCGGTTGGCGGAGATCATTTCGATGTCGTGATCGTCATAAATTTCACCGAGCGCCGCAACAAATGCTTTGCTCATCCCGGCCCAAAAGATGATATGTGGGTTCAGGTCCGTCGAGAATTTGTGGGTGCCATCCGAGTCGATGCCGGCGTCGTCTAACTCCCTCGCCATCTCAACGAACGAGACGCCAGTCCCCATTCTCCGGAAGAGTTTCAGTAGTACCTTCTTCGCCATCTGGGCAGCTGTCAATACTCGCATAAACAACGGCTGTGCAACGACGGCAACGCTACCATCGTACACACTTTCCAACCACAACAAGTACTTCTTGTCATCATCGTCAAGCCTGAACCACTCCCCTCTTGCCCTCTTCTCTTTGAACCTCCAGTGGAGATCGGTCTCGATATCGTACTCGAAGAGCATCCACAAGCGCAGTTCCTGGGGCTGTGCCCCCTGCAAGTTCCTAAGCCTGCGTGTGACGTTTGCCGTCTTCCCTATCTTACAAAACCCCGTCCCAACCTGCTCGATCACGTAGGTGAGCATGACGTCGTCCCCCATAACAAAAACGACTCCCCTAACGGTTGGACAGAACTTATCCCGGAAGCCGGGGTTCACCGCTAGGGGAGCCGTTATCGTTAACACCTTAGCAAGTCCTGTCCGCTTACTTATCGGTGCTCTGGAGGAAGTTTTCAAGCCATTCACGAGCACGGTTTCTCCTCGCACCCCGGACACAGCACGTTGGGATCGGAGCAGGCATCCAGCCTCTTGGTCATCGAGCGCGACGGTACCGCATCCGGTTCGACCCACCCGTCCTCGCAGTCGGGGCAGGCCGCTAATGCCAGCTCGCCGTCATCGCAGAGGCGCTCGACCTTCTGGGTCCCCCCGCACGTCGGACACCTCCTGCGGCCACACTTGAAACAGCGATCGCCGATCATCACTCTAACCCTCCAGGAGTCCTCGATGGCAGATCGTACACGTAAACGTCAGCCTCCACGATCTCGTCCAGCACATCCTCCACCCTCGCCCACTTCCCCCCCGCGAGCCCGCATCCGATCCTGGGCATATGGATCGACGCGTCGAGGGCATCAGCCATCGCTTCGACCTTCAGCAGGCACGTGCGCAGTGCCTCGTACCGAATCGGCGCGCGCCCCTCACGACTTCGACGCGTGCCGTGCTGCGCAACCATGTTCGCGACCCACAACTCGTCTTCCACCCTGACCAGCTGGACCTTCCCGAGCTTGAGCTTGTACTTGCGCTTGAGCCTGAACACCTCCTCCGGCTCCGGCCACCTCCGTGACACCGCCAGCACGAACCCTTTACCCCACGCCCCGATGTCATTGCACACGTGCGCGATGATCGCCGGCCCTCGCCCTTCCGGTCTCGTTGCGTCTCCGCAAAGATACGTCGGCATCAGCTACCTCCCAACAGTTCCTTCGCCGCGGCCACCTGGGCGCGCAGCGTGCCCTTCGACTTCTTAACCTCGAGTTCGAGCTCCGCGATCCGGTCGTCCCGTTCGAGCAGGGCCGCGTCAATCTCTGCGGCGAGCGCCATGACCTCGGCCTCCCCGTCGTCGACTACAAGCATCCACGCCTTCGCGAACCTCCGCAGCTTCCCCTCCAGGCACCTCCGGTGATACGTCCAGCACTTCTCGTGATGCGTCTTCGCGTCTACACTCATAGCAGGTACTCCACAACAGCGAGCCCTGCTGCAACGGCACCAGCGGCCAACGCGATGACGAGGGCGTATCCACCCGCACCCCACCCGTCGGGGTAGAACAGATTGTCGTAGAGTTCCAACCCATCCTCGCAACACCCCCGCTTCACCAGCTCCTCTCGCGTCACGGTTATCATCGTTTCGCCTCCTCGTCGATAGCCGCCTTCAGCGTGTCGATCATGCGCCGCTGGACATAGCCGACGTTCGGGGCGAGGTACAGGTCGGCAAGCACCTTCTCCGCCGCCGTCCGCAACCCCTTCGCGTCGTCCCGCGTCTCGAGGTTCACGTCCATCACCGGTATCCTCGACCCCGGCAGGAGTGCCGGGAAGTCCGGCGACCGGACGACGAAGACGACCACGTCCGGCACCGTCGGGTCCTGGAAGCACCGCATGATCTTCGGCTCGCTCACCGGGTCCAGGATTTCGGATGCGCCAGTCCCGCGTTCGAGGACCATCGCGAACACCTCGAACGACACCTTCACCAGCTTCAGACGGTCGTCCAGCTCCGCCGGCAGATCGTTGGCGAAGCACCTCCGCCAGAGGTCCTTCAGGTACCCGTGCATCTCACGGGCCTTCTGGCGAAGCTCTTCCATGTCCTCCTCGTCGGCGTCCCCGTCACACTCTTCCTCGATCCGATCCCGAACCGCTGACCAACGTCCGTAGACGGTGTCCTCGCCGCAACCCTGCCCGTCCCGCTTCAGCAGGCAGTTCTTGCAGCCTTCGTCGTCGGAGTCGACCGCATCGCACACGTCGCATAAGGGCTCGTCCATCATCGGGTCCTCGATCAGCTTTGCCCACTTGCTATGTATCGACTGGGAGATGGCATCCTTGACCGCCTTGGGACACCTGTGCGTCGGCTTGCCGTCGAGCACCGACGGGATCGGGTCCGCCGCCGGCATGATGTCCGGCGGGTCGACGGCGCAGTTGTAGACGTGCAGGTCCCCGAACTTGACCTCACCCGCCTTCAGCTTCGGGTTGAGCAAGACTGGCTTCCCGAACAGCATCTGCTCCGTCTCGATCACGCACCGGTCGCGAAGACCCCGGAAATAGTCGAGCACCTTCCCGATCGCCACACCGGTCCACTCCGCCTCCGGATACGAGACGGCCATGTCTCTGCAACCTCGCCTCCCGAGGTCCTTATGAACCGGGCAACGGTCGTCGCAGTCGCCGAGCATCTCGTGATACGCTATGCAGAGCGGAACGTCCTCGTTAGTTCGTGCCGGGTCCTCTACCCTCGTCGAGAACACTTCGATCGTCTTGACCAGAAGGTCGTACGCCTCCTGCGTCACGGTTATTCTGCTAAGGGCCATCACAGCACCGCCTTCCAGTCGAAGCCGAGCTTGCCGGCCGCCTCAATGTCGAGCGGGTACGCGGTCGAGTGCTTACTAGCGTAACAGAGACCCCACCGACGATCACCGTCCGCGTTCACGGGGATGAGCGGTGTGTAGTTCGTGCTGTTCATCCCTTTCTCCCACACGGAATCCTTCTTCACCCGGATGTAGACCACGTCATCGTCGATCCCCATCAGAGTGAACGGCTGACCGAGGGGCATCCCCCCGACCGTGATCCTCTCCTTCTTCAAGACCAGCCGCTTCCCGAGGGCCCGCAGGTAGTCGAGTTCCCGGCCCTTGTTCTCGGCGGTGGGGTTCGCACGTGCGTCGCGGAACGGGGTGCCGTAGCACTCGTACTTTCCGGTGTCCGCCATGATCGGGCAGTCCTTGCAGGTGTTGCCGCCGTCGCCGCTGGCGTACTTTTTCTTTCTCCCGAGAACGCAGTACGCACACTCCTTCATACTGTCCCACCCCTCTTCCTTCACCCGCTCCTCCCACATGGCCTCGCTCGCCTTATGCGCGTCCATCGTCTCCTGGTCCACTTCGATCTTCGTACTCATCTCGAACTCCCTCGCTTTCTTGATCGCCCGTTTCAATGCCGCACATAACCTATCCGTGCTGGCCGTGAATACACACGTCACCCCCGCACCGCCCTCTCCGCCTTCCGCCCGAGCCGGTCGGCTTCTCGCTCCTCCATCTCCACCCCAGGGAAGGTGAGGCCGTCCGCCTCGATCCTGAGGTGGCCGAGTTCGTGGGCGAGGTCTTTGGTGTGCGCCCTGGGGAGCCAGACCGTCGCCGCCTTGTCGTCCTCGTCCGCTACTACCGCCGCCTCCGCCCCCGGGAAATCCCTGGGGTAGACGTGAACCTCGACCGTCCAGTCCGTCAGCCCCAACGCCTCGAGCATCCGGTCGCACAGGCGCCGGAGCTTCGACGTCGGCATCTCGTCCAACCGTACCCGGTAGACGGTCGCGCTCATTCCGTCGCCTCCTCTTCCACCGGAGGGTGGTAGTACGAATTCCGGGGGGTAACGGTAACTGCCAGGTAGCCCATCTCGACGGCTTTCCTCAGGCGACGACGCATGGTCGACTCGGAAATGTCCTCACCCTCCGCCTGCTTCTCCAACCGCGCCTCCGTGACCGTCACTGAATCGGGCGGACGATGCCCCGGCGACGCCGGGTTCGCTTTGTCAAGAGTATTGTCCAGGTCCCAGCTTCTTCCCTCACTCATCATCGCCTCCGATCGGATCGACCACGGGTTCCCGCGTCGGGGTGTAGATGCCCGTCTCGGGGTCCGGTTTCAGGATGGGTACGTCGCCCAGGCGTATCTTGTACTCGGCAGTCAAGCCCTGCTCGTGGTGCATGAACCAGACCGTCTGGCTCGGGGTCATGGCAGCCTTGAGCACCTGCACGCTGAAGTTCGTCGGGCCCGGCCACGAGCCGTTGACCATGAGGGTCTGGTCCGGACCGATGGAGATGCCGGCGGTCTGGTGGTGGTGCGCCCGTAGGTGGAAGTGGATCGGGAAGCGGAAGATGCCGAGAGCCTTGAGCCCGTCGCGCTGCAGGCCGTAGTACGGCAGCCCCATCCAGCCCCGCGTCTCGTCACCGTGGCTGATGACGAAGCCCCACTTCTCCTGTATCTGTACGGCGGCGAAGCCGGGGTGGCAGTGGTGGATGCGTACACCCTCGACCCGGCAGAACGCCTGGGCCAGCCCAAGGATGAAGAAGTCGTCGAGGTTCGCCTTGATGACCCCGCGCTTGCCGAGGCGCCCGTGGTTGCCGGGTACGGCGATGAGGTCGATGCCCTCGTTGAACTCCCCCTCGATGTAGAGCCGGTAGATGGCCTTGGCGGTGACCGCGGTGCCCCATGCCACCTGATCGAAGCCGTCCATGTCGAGGTGCCACGCCTGCCCAGGGAAGATGTCCTCGCCCTCGACGTAATCACCGAGGCCCCAGATGACGAGCTTGTTCACCGGATGGTCCGCCCGCTGCACCTCGAGGATGCGAAGCTTCTTGTCCACCCACATGTCGAGGGCCTTGAGGTAGCTGTCGCGGTTCCACCCTCCCAGCCCCGACGTGTTCACGGCCTTGGCCTTCGTCCCGATCTGGGTGTCGCTGAATGCGCTGTGCATCTCCTCGGCGCTCGACTGCGGACGCTTGGACTTGCGGCGCTTCCTCGGCGTCCACGGGGGCAACGGAGTGTAGACCTCCCGGATCACCCGGTCGAAGGTGGCGTGGGCGGACTCCAACTTCCGGACGTTCGCCTTCAGTATCTCGTTTGCACGGATGAGGTCCTCAAAGCTCGGGGGCTCGTCCTTCTTCGCCGCCTTGTCCAGGGCGTCTTGCACGCCCTTCGGTATCTTCTTACCCATTATTCAGGTCCTCCGCCAGTGACGATGTAGTCGCCTTTCCTTCGGTCTATCAAGTTTCCAAGGGCGCTACGGTTCCAGTTAGATATACTGCTGTAGTAACCAACTATTCTGGTCATGTGGTCGATCACCTTCACGGCCTCGCGACCCTCGAAGATCGCTTCGAGCGTCCGCCAGTCGTTCTTGGCGACCGCGTCCGGGGTGATCCGCCACTTTGCCCCGGTCTTCGGATGGTCGACGCGGATGTACCGCACACCCTCATCGAAGTCGGGTTCCGTGACACCGACGTACTCGAGTTCCTCGTGCTCATCTACAGCGTCCCAGAAGTCTTCGCCCTTCATATCCACACCGTCCTCTCGTGGTTGTCTGGGTCGGGTGTCCCCAGTTTCTTGGTCTCCGAGTCGTACACCCAAGGCATCCGGTTCGGGTCCAGCCCCGCCGTCGCCCAAGAGGCCAACGCCTCCGCCGCCAACATCCGGTGCTCCGGCGGTACGAGCATGTCGTACACGACGACTAGCCGATCCCCGTACTCCTTCTGCAGGACGGGCAGCCAGGTCTGGCAGTACCCTCCGATCACGCAAGCCCCCGTCGTAAACAGGTAGGCCATGACGTCTCCGACTTCCCTCTCCTCGATGGTGTCAACTCGACCACGGCACCGCACGCGGTCCGCTTCCTTCCTCAGGTCCCCGTGCCGGTACCCCGCCGGCGGTATCTTGGATCGCTTGCGCTGCATCACCGAGCCTCCTGCTCGCACTCGCGTTCGTATATCTCAAAGTGCCGATCCCCCTTGTTGAGATCATAGACGACCGCCTCGTCGGCATCCTCGTCCCATTCCTGCCACAGGTCTTCGCTAACCGAGGTTCCGTGAAAGCCGATAGCTTCGGCGCTGGACGCCTCTATTAGGTCGGCCCACGCCGGGACGTGATCGACGCTGCCCGATGGGGCTGGGTTCAGCGCCACGAACCCACGCAAGTCTGCCGCCACCTTGCCGAAGTTCTCGCGGCGGATGATCGCGTAGTCAAACGTAGCCAGCATCGTGATTCTCTCACATGGCTCCAGCTTCTCGCTGGTCGCCAGCGCCCACAGCTTCGTTTCGTAGTCCATCAGCCAGGAGTCGTACTCCTTGGCGGGGTCTTTCATGTACTTGTCATAGAGCGAGGTCCAGATTCGCGCAGCGCCTCCCCACGAGTTCGGGAACTCCGCATATGTATCGGGCTTCCCGTCTTTGAACTCTATCACGTAGCACCTGCTCACGCCGTCACCCCCTCCTCGGCCGGCAGCGCCATCGGCTCTAGGCCCTTGAGCTTCTGGTTCTCGATCATGAAACGGCGGATGATCCGGTCCGCCTGCTTCGCCCCGGACTCGAGCTTCGCAACGCGGGTCTCCAGCCGGTTGACCTCGCCCTTGAGTTCCCTGATCTTCGTGTCCTTCTCTGCGCTCGTTCTACCCACGGTCCACCTCCTGCTTCGACTCAAGTGCGTAGGCCATGCCCATCATCGGCCACTGGTGATTCGCATGAGCGTCACCGAAAGCGAACACGGCCCGTTTCTCTGCACACCGGAACCGGTCCTCGCGGTCCTTCATGATCGCCGCCGGGAACATCAGGACCTTCCCGCTCTCGATGCAGCGTTCGCTGTGCAGACGACCCGCAGCGATCGCGCACCCGCGCTTGCGGTTGAAGTTGTCGAGCGGGGAGCAGACCGCGGTCGCCACCCCGTACTGCCCGTCCTCACGTTCCTCCACGGCCACCGTCACGCCTCCCCGGGCGATCCCCGAATCCAGCCTCAGCCTGAAGTGATAGAACCAGATCATCACCGTCTCCTCTTCTTCTTTGGCGCCGGCGCGGGAGTCATCGCGAGCTCCCTCACCACCTTGTCCAGCGCCTCACTCTCATCTTCCAACCAATCCCGTAGTTCCTCGATCGACCCGCCGAAGCAGACCACGACGCTGTGCCGCTTCCCTGGGGGGAAGACCCGAACGTCAACGTTGACCCCGTGGGCCACCCGCCTTCCTATGACGATCGCCTTGTGACCGAACCGCGCTGAGAAGTCCAGCATGTCGGTCCCAGAAACCTTCACCGGCTTGGCCTGAGCGACAGGGCGGCGCTTGATCTTACGCTTCGTCGGCATCCCGCCTCCTACGCTTCACCGAGCGCCGCATGACCTTCCGCTCCCAGGAGTTCATCTTCAACCACTCGTCCCCGGTGTCGAGGGGGAGCATGTACCCGATCGCCCGCTGGCCCGTCTCGACCCCGACGCTCCGGACCAGGAAGCCGTCGGTCTCCGACTCCCCGAACTCGATGAAGGCCGAGTTGTCCGGGTTCGGGCAGGCCGACTCCATCGCCTGGAGCAACTTGATGAGGGCCTTGCGGTCGACGCAGACACGATGCTTGCACGCCTTCCGGGCACGTTGGAGGACGGGCCTCCATTCAGAGAACCGGCGGCGGGAGAGCTGCCCCTCCACCTTCAGGTTCTTGTTGAGGTCCGTCGCTGTCAACTCGATCGTCCCATCTTCTTCATTATACCCCGTAACCGCCACGAATCCAAGCTCTAATCCGAGATTTCCTTTGGGGATATTCCGGAGGGCCTCGGTCACGATCTCAGGGGGAATACCGGCCCCATCCTCCCCTACGTCGGTCTCGGTCTTGAAGTCGGGCATGGCCGCCGGGCGGTCGTCGATGGGCTCCACCGCCAGAATCGCGGAGCCGTCAGAGGCGACGGTGGTCCCGTCAGCCTCAACCCGGAGTTGGTGCAGGACTTGGTCCCGCTTGTCCGCCCCGGCCACCTTGATCGGGGCCAGGTTCGCTTTACTCAGTAACACGGCGCCTCCTGATCTTCCGCTTCTTCTTCCCGCGGAAGGGGCGGACCACGATGGAGTGGTGGTCCTCTTCGGTGTAGGTCCACAGCGGGATCACCTCGACGGCGAGGCCGCGCTTCTGGAGCGAGGCCACCGCTTCCCTCAGCTGGCGCTCCGACCTCACCACATCAGACTCCGGAACCGCGTCACCTTCTTGACGCTCATGTTGCTGGTCTTGAGCAGCTTGACGGCGGCCTTCCACTCCCGGACGGCGACGTCCTTGATGACCCACCGGCTCTTCGTAGCATTCTCCCAGGACTTCTTGCTGCCGTGCCGGATGATCCGCCGGTCGGTGTCCCGGTCGGCGCAGCAGCTCTTGACGGCCTTGATGGCGGAGAGCATGTCCCCCTGGAACCGGTCCGGCCCCCCGACCATGACCTCCCCCGGCCCTTTGTTCGGCTCCGGTGGTGTGAACACCAACCCGAAGACGAACGAGTCCTTGTCCCCATCCTGTGCACGTAGGATGTACTTCTCTCTCATGTCCTCTCCTTCGCTTTCCGAGACCACGTCACCCACCCGTAAATCGCAAGACCCGCGTAGACGAGGAACAGGGCCGCCTGCGGGTAGGCCACCTTGTAGACGCTATACCCCGTGAACGCCAGGTTCGTCGTGATCCAGATCGGGAAGCACCATATCTTCTGCTTCGCGTTCGCGATCGTCCCGACGATCGCCGCCACGGTCACGCACCACATCACTGCCTCGATCATCACTCCCCCTCCCATAACTGGTTGAACCTATCAAGGAAGTCCGTGGCGATCGTTGGCGGGTCCGCTCCGATCACGGCGACGTTGCTGTACGGCTCCGGCAGAGGTTGCCAGTCGAACGTCGCCGGCGCCATGAGCTGTTGCTTTTCCGTCGCACACATCCGTTGGTCAACCTCCTTCACCCGCGGGTCTGGTGGCCAAGGGAGATTGAACGCCGCGGCGACGGCGGTCTCGATCGCAACGAATATCTCCCGGACGTCGTGCGAGGTCTCGAAGAGGAGCTTCTTGAAGTCTGCCTGCACATCCGGCGTGTAGGCCTCCGCCGCATCGTGCATGAGCCCCTGCAAAGCGAGCTCCGGCGGGACCACCCGGCTTACGAGGATGCTATGCTCGCCCACCGAGTAGAACCGGGTGCAGGCCCCGTTGAACCGGCACGTCTTCGAGAGGTGCATCGCGATGTCAAGGATGTTGATGGACTCCGGGTCGGTGTTGACGAACTCGAACTTCTTCCCCGTATACGTCTGCATCTTCGCGTTCATTCCCAGCCTCCTTCCATCCACGTCGTCACGCAACGACGGGTCTCCTGCTGAAGCCAGTCGATCGTGTTGACGTTTGACAGCTTCACGTCACACAGCTCCAACGTCTCGCCTATCGCCGTCTCGGTTGGGTCGTCGGCGAGGTCGCCTTCGAGCCCACCGCGATCGATGATGCCGATGAGGATGCCGCCCTTCGCCTTGACCCAGTGCGCCTCGACGGGGAATCGGATGTTCGGGATGTAGTACCCATCGGGGGGCGCAAGGATACCGTCGATCTCCAACTGGAGCATGCGGCCCCACATCTTGTCAAGCCAGAACGTCGGGCGCTTCGCTCTCCCGAGGTTGCCCGCCTCCTGAAAGCGTGCACGGGTCTCGGGGTCCGCGGTCCGCAGCTCATACGGCGCCTGCCCGAGCAGCATCCCAACGAGCACAGCGATCTCGTCCGCGACCCCGGCCCGGTAGAAGTTCCGGTCGAGCAGCGCCTTCCCCGCGGTGTCCTTCCCCGAGCGGGCCTTCCCCACGAATCCAATGATCGGCTTGTCCATGACTACTCCTTCGTCTCGCGTAGATACGCGAAAGCACGGTCCAGAGCCGACTCGATCTCTCCGATGTACCACGTCACGTCCTCGGACGGATACCCGAACATCGCCCCGCGGAAGGCCGCGTCCTCAGACTTCATGCAGGTCACGAAGGACTTCACCATCCGCCGCCGGAGGCTGGCCGGGGTGTCCGGTGTGCAGGCGAGAACCTGCCAGTGGGGAAGGACGTCGAGGACTTCGAGCTCTTGCTCCCTGAAATACGCAACGATCCCCTCGCGAGTCTCATCGTAGCCGATGCTGGTCCAGACGAACTTCCGAGCGTGCTCGGGGTCGACCGCCTCCGCGACCTCGCTCTGATAGTCGTCGTCGATGGTCCGCAGCTTATCGTTCATCACACCTTCCTCCTCTTGATTTTCTTACGCGGGCGATCAAGGGTTTCATGAATTGCTGACGCGACGGTCCGTATCATGAACGGCGGGACGGCGTTGCCCAGTTGTTTACCGGTACTCAATAAGCTGGAATCCGCCCACCCAAACTGATCCGGAAACCCCATCAACCGTGTTGCTTCCCGGAAATTGATGTATCTCGGATGTTCCCAGTGGAAAATTCCTGTGGTTCTTGCCCCACCTTTTCCGGGCAACCGCTGAATAGTCGGGGAAGGTTTCATTGGGTCCAGTTTTCGACATGAAAACCAATGGCCGTCCGGATGCACGGAGTCAAAACCTTTCCCGAGTTTGCATCGAATCCAAGTAGACATTATGGCATTACTGGTAATTCCTTTCCTTGTGTCTTCCGGCAACCCAGTGAAAGCTTCGGCTGCCGTAACGACCTTCCCGAACGGCCGTGGGAATTCGAAATCCAACCGCAGACCTTTCCTCGTCCCCACGAAAATCAACCTCTGACGCGTTTGCGGAACCCCATAATTTGCGGCGTTCATGATCCTGCACCGGACGTGGTAACCGCACCGTTTCAATTCGGTCATGATGGCGGCGAACACGATCCGCATTCTGCCTTTCACCATCCCGACGACGTTCTCCATCACGAACGTCTGCGGTTTCACCCCGATCAACAGTCTACAAAATTCTTTGAACAACGTGTTGCGTTCGTCCCCGATCTTACGTTTCCCCGACGTGCTGAACCCCTGACATGGTGGGGAACCGTCGAGCACGGTCAGCTCACCCTTTGCCAAACCAATCCGCCGCAGTAACTTCTTCGCATCGATGTTGGTGATGTCGTCCTCGCACACGACCATGTCGTCGAAATTCAACCGGAGGGTGTCACACGCGTCGGCATCCCATTCCACCGCCGCCAATTCACGGAACCCGGCCATTCGATACCCCAACCCGGAACCGCCGCAACCTGCGAATGTTGAGACCACGGTCGGTGCGTTTTTCCCTCGGGGTCGTATCGACGCTGACCATGCCTCATTCAGTTCTTCCGTGTACTTCATCACTTCCCCCACTTCGGGATGAAGTGATTCCCACACTCCGGGCACTTCACTTCCGCCATGGATTCGTCAACGTCTTTTTCGTCGTACACCTTTTTGGGTCGGACGAACCCGTCTATTTCCAGTTGACTGAACCCTGTCACTTTCTCGAGCTCGGCCACCTCAATCTTGCGGCGGGACTTGAACATCTTCGCCAGCTTGGCGTGATCCCAGTCCGCGAACTCGCCCGCCTTGTTGTCGGACAGGGCGAACTCCTCGGCGGCCTTCCGAGTGTCGAAGGTCCTCCAGTGGACCCACACCGTCTCGGCCTGCTCCCACCCCTCCTTGCGGAGCTGGAGCAGGGCCTTGTATCGCGTGTTGCCGGCCCAGATCGTTCCGTCGGGTGTGGCGACGATCGTCCCGGCGAAGCCGTGTTCCTTGATGAGCTTGGCCACCTTCGGGACGGCGTCCTCGTTGAACCGCGGGTTGTCCGCCCACGGCGTCAGGTCGTCGAGCGACACCTCCTGATACTGGGCCTTTAACCGTGCCCGCTGGAGCTTGGTGTGCCCCCAGGGGGACGGCTCCGCCTTGATCGGGCGGCGTTTCACCGTTCGCTTCGCCATTACTTACTCCTCGCATTTTGGATACGATCGTTCGCTATATCACACGACTCTTGATCCTTCTCGAACCCCAAGAATGGTCTGTCTTCCAACACGCACGCCACCCCTGTCGACCCCGACCCTGCGAATGGGTCGAGCACGAGCCCACCGGTCGGCGAACTCAGGAGGGTGAGCAGGTACCGCATCAGCTTCAACGGTTTTACCGTAGGATGGCCATTCTTAGTGCCAGCAGGCAGACCCGCGTTGCGTTCCGCCTTGCTGGCCTTGGCGCAGTAGAAGAATCGCGACGCGCCTCCCGTATCACCATAGCAAGAGTCACTATCATAGCGACCGCCTCCGAAAGCAGCATTACTGCTATGCGTCGGTACTTGCGGATGACTGCCGGGGCATTCACCGCTCTGCTCATCGAGCATCGCTCCGGCTTCCTCATCCAGAATCAGATTCGCGGGCCAGCGGCCAGCTTGGCACCTCGTGCTAATCGACGGTTTGGGAGTGCTGCCCTGGCTCCCCCAATTACAACCATTAGATTGCCCGCGATCTTCCCTGAAATTACCGCCATCACCATCGGCAATCTTTATCCTCCCCCCATCCACGTTCAGCCCTGCCACGCCATGCTCTTGCGCATTCGCAGCGTATGTCCCATCGAGCGGCTTCATGGCAAGGATGATCGGCTCCCAGGCTGGCTTCAGCGCCGTCCCCCAGCCATCCCACAACTTGGCGGCGTCGGTGGCGGGGGCTGTGACAACAGCTTCGTGACTCGGACCTAACCTCTTATTGTTTGGGTCTGTCGTAGCACCAACTGGGAGATTGCCCTTTCTGCCCCGATCTGCATACTTGCCCTGACCTACCACTGCCCGCTCTGCCCCAGCCGCCTTGTCTATCGCCTTGCTGATATCATGTGACTTCGGGAAACCCGAATTGCCGGTGACAAACACTTTACCGTTACGGCGAGCGACGAATGCCCCCGTTGGAACTTTCACACACCAGACCTTTCCGACGTAATGAAAGGGACTGATCCTCGCCAGATCGGTTCTGGTGTGCCGTGTGCCTCGAACAGTTTGTGGTCCCGGTTGCTTCTGAACAGTGCTAGGTTGCAAAGCCGGTTGTCCTGTGGCTTGTGATTCATGTGATGGACCGTCTCGACCCGTTGTAGACATCGCCCTAATGCTTGCGCTACAAGAAGTCTGTGCTCCATCACGTAACCGTCCTTGCGGGCCATCGCCCGGAATTCCTGCGGGCATCTGACATACTTGATCGCCGGATAATTCCCGTGCTTCCTGAAGTACGTCACCCCGCCCTTCCATGCAGGATTGTTTGGCCCCATCATCTTTTTCCTGTAAGACTCCATTGATGTTTCCGTCCACCCGGCACGTCCTTTGTGTCCGTGCTTGCCCCATTCTTCCCCGCGCAACTTCCCGTTGCACTTTCGGGAGCAAGTCGGTTTTGCTGCTCGCACAAGGTGGCTCGGCGCACGGTGAAACCGCTTTCCGCACACAGCGCAAGTCGCGTTCAGCTTCGCCGTTCGTCTCTCTGGCCGCGGACCCATTATCGCTTTTGCCGCACACGCTTTCCCGCATGTCTTGTTCCGTGCCGCCTGCTCCCTCGTGCGACAAGGGAAAGGCTTGGAGCAGACCTTGCACATCTTCCAGAACGGGTACACGCACTTGGCGTTTGCGTGCGGCTTCTTCAGCAAGCTGGAATACGAAAGCTCCGCCTTGTTCAACAAGGCAGCGATGATTTCTGGAGACGATCTGGTCTGTAGAATCCGATTGAATTCTGAACGCGGTATCGTCGTAGTCGTAAACATACAGGGCCTCAATTTCTTGCCATGAGTACTCATCTCTGACATTATTATAGCATAATGCGAGACGCCCTGTCAAGGCTTTATTGTAAGGCTCCCACCGCCCGTCTACAAGAATCTCTGTGTCCTCACTCAGACATCCGTACAACCACATCAGACAATCGCGTATCTCCCAGCCCGCGTCCTCGATAGCGCACATCAGCCGGTGATGGGTTCGCGTGCCGCCGAAGGCCAGCATCATGGCTCCGGGCTTGCAAACACGCAGGGCAGCTTCCCAGAACTCGACACCGGGTACGCCCTTATCCCAGCCCTTGCCCATGAACTCCAGACCGTATGGCGGATCGGTGACGATGAAGTCGACTGACTCGGCCTCCATCTCGGCCATGCCTTCACGACAGTCCATGCACTGAACCGGAAGCGGACGTCGTTTGATAATTCGACGACGCTTGACCATCACTCACTCCTCTTCTTGGAAGGCCTCTTACGTTTCACACTCGCCTTCGACTTGAGCCAGTTCTCGTCCTGGGAATACAGTCCCAACGGACGCATCATCCGAAGCAAAGTCCTGCTCAGGCGCCACCGCTCCCCGCCGTACCCGCGTGTCTTCTCCGGGTCCTTCTGGAGCGTCCGTAGGAGCTCGAGGTCCTGAAGCAGGGAGAGCACAGTGGGCCGTGGCAGGTTGCAGGCCTTCGCGATCTCCGACGTCTCCATGTAATCGTCCCGGGCGTTGAGGTAGACCTGCTTGACGACCTCCTCGACCTTGTCCGGGATCGTACTGCGGGCGACGTCGACCACGACCCGGTAGGCGGTGTCGTTCACTGTCTTGGAGCCGTGGAACATCGCCACGCCCATCCCGAGACGGGCGAACTGCTTCGCCAGGCGGGTCGCCTTCTCCTGGGTCGGCTTGAACTCGACCTCCCTGGTGTACCGCTCCCGGCGGACGATCCCCCGGAGCACTGCCACCCACTGGGCGAGCTGGAGAATCTTCAGCCGGACGTCCCGGGTCATCGTCGGGGGCTCTGTCGTCGAGACCGCCACGTTGAGCGCCTCCCGTGCGGTGTCCCGGAGGTCCTCCCGCATCTTGGTCTCCTTGCCGATGTTGGCAAGGGCTCGGTCGATCAACTCCCGGTCCGCCTTCAGGTGCCCGGACTGGGGGATGCGATACTTGAGGAACCGCTCGCCGAGCATCGAGCTCGACGCGCCGAACGATTCGATCACGGGGGTGACCCCGCCGATGATCCCGAAGGTGGACTTGTAGAATCGCTCGAGGCCGTTCCCGTATATCTTCTTCGTCTCCCCATCGTAGGCGTCCCGCAGGATGCCGAAGATTTCGTCCCGCTGGATCGTGGGCAAGGCGAGGATCGTGGTGAAGTCCTTGATCGTGAGGACCTTGCCGTCCAGCTTCGGGATCAGGCTCGGGTCCTCGTTCCCCTGGTTGGGCATCCCTGAGATCAGGGCGTGCGGTGTGAGCGAGGTTGTGCTCACGATGAGCGGGGCGTCATTCAGGCTCATGATGAGCTCGGACTTCATCCCGCCAGGCGGGGCCACGAGGAAGAGCCAGATCGGGTCGCCGTCCAGCCGGTTCGCCAGGACCGCCCCGAACATGACGGACAGCACCTCGGCGTTCGGCATGTACAGCCACTTCCGGTACCGCTCAACGACCTCGGCCACCGAGAGGCCGTCGCCGTCGAAGGAGGGGGAGTCCTCCCCTAACTCCCCCTCCCCGCCGTCCACCCCATGAATGGTCCCCGGGGCGAGCGGCTGCATCAGCTTCTTCAGGACTACGATCGTCTTCTTGCCGCGCTTCCCGTAGAGGTCCCGCACGTCATAGCCGTCGGGGAACCGCTCGGGCCAGTGAACGAACTTGAGGTCCTTGGCGATCCCCTTCAGCATGTTCTGGATGCGGACGCTGCCGCGCTCGCCGCCGTCATCGTGGTCGAGGCAGCAGAACACCCGCTTCTTCTGGAAGTAGGGGAGGGCGTGCTTCGGGAATGTGTTCGCCCCCGGGACGACGACGACCGACCCGTGGGCTCCGTTCTCCTGGAGGCATTCCCAGAGCGCCATGCCGTCCCATTCTCCTTCTGCGATGAAAACGACGTCGGTGTCCGGGTCGTCGATGCCAATCAGTGATACGTTCCCACCGGTAGACCCGAGCATCTTCCGGCCGATCCGGTACCGGCGGAGGTCGTACGTCTTCCCGCAGAAGTCGACGGGGATCGTGTAAGACTCACCGTCCCACCCGACCCGCCAGGCCCGCAGCGTCTTGACCTTGAGCCCACGGCTCTTCGCCAACTTCTTCGCGATGGTCCCCTGGAGGTTCTCGGCGTTGATGATGGCGCGCTTCTCGAAGAAGGTCTTGACGTTTCCTGACTCGCCACACTTCTTGCAGTCCCACTGACCGGTCTTCGTGTTCAGGTAGAATTTGTCGGCCTTCCCGCAGAACGGGCAGTCGCCCCTCGCGTGTCCGGACCCCGCCGGTTCGAGGTAGACGTTGTGCTGCCGGAAGGTGTCGATCGGCCCCTTGGCCTTACTTTTGCTCGACGCCATTATATTCCTTTCCTTATCCGCTCCCGTGCCAGTGCGCAGTAATCAGCATTCAATTCTATCCCGATGAATCTCCTGCCTTCCACCAGAGCCACAGAACCCGTAGTTCCAGAGCCCATGAATGGATCGAGAACGATTCCACCTTCTGGGCATCCTGCTAGAATGCACGGCTCGACCAGCTTCGGAGGGAACGTAGCGAAGTGTGCACCCGTATACGATCGCGTCGCAATCGCCCATACGTCACGACGATTGCGTTTGAGTGCGACCTCTTTGTCCGTTCGCTTCCGGTTCCCTGCTTGATCCGTCTGCCCCGGTGATGAGTTTCCACAACCCGTGGTGTCGTGATGATTCCTGCCTACGGTCGGTTCCTTCACTGCTTCATGATCATAGTAGTACCGCTTGCTCTTGGCCATCAGGAATAGGTACTCATGAGCCTTGGTGGGGCGGTCTGTAACCGACTCCGGCATGGGGTTCGGCTTGTGCCAGATGATATCCGACCTCAACCACCAGCCGTCGGCCTGGAGGGCGAAGGCGACACGCCAAGGCATCCCGACGAGGTCCTTGGGCTTCAAACCTTTCTGCGGCATTCGGTTAGGCTGGGTCCTCGGTCCCATCGCCTTGAGCGACGGACCATGCTTCCCAGAATTCTCCGCAGTGTGCGTACCGCGGTTTCCCTTCCACTTAGCTCCTTGCCTTCCACCCCCCGGGTGATCGCCGACCTTGCCGGCTCCGGTAGCATAGCAGTCGCCGTAATTGAGCCAGAGCGTCCCGTCCTTCCGAAGCACCCGACGGACCTCGGTGAAGACCTCCACCATCCTCTTGATATGTTCTTCATACGTAACCTCGATGCCGAGTTGCCCCTCCACGCCATAGTCCCGAAGTCCCCAATAGGGTGGGCTTGTCACCACGCAATGGACCGAATCGTCATCGATCTGCCCGAGGCCGGTTAGAACATCGGCGTTGATGATCCTACATTCCTCAGGATCAATAATTCGTCGCCGTTCAATCTTACGACGTTTCGCGGCCACGTCGGCCCCCCTTCCCGGCGACCATCGCCGCGAGCACCCGCTCGAGTTCCTGCTTGTCGAGGTACGTGTAACTCGGCCGCCTCCGTTCCGGAATCCCTGCTTCCTTGCAGATCGCCTTGATGAGGTCAAGTCTGTAAATCATTTGCGTGCCTCCTTAACCGCAGGCAGCATTGTCTCGAACACTGCCTGTGCAAATCCACGAGGGGTGATAGACCCTAGCTCTGGTCTGTCTTTCCCAGACAAATAGTGAATGAAGTTCGGGTCCGTGATCTCTGTTTCCTTCTGAGGGGGTTGCTGGAAACCTGCCCCGCACCATATACAAGTCCTCTTCGGGTACCCATCCACCGGTGGGTCGAAGTATCCCCCGTACTCCCAAGGATGGAAGGTCCAGTCGGGCTTCCTCCATGCTCGCGTCAAGCGCCCTACGGGGTTCTCCAACATCCACGGGGCTCCGGCGGCTGTAAGCAAGTCACGGCAGCGGAAGGCGAGATGGGTCGCCTCGTGGTAGACTGGGGCGCCCTTACCTTCCCACCACCTAGCCCCGGACCCGGCTAAGTCGGTACACGGCGGGAACGCGAATCCGATCGCGACGCGTGACAACGGGAACGGGGGCGCCCAAGTTAGAACATTGGCTGCCACCCGCATTATACCGTCGGCCCCAAAACCTCGGCTGGTCAGGGCCGAGTCAACTATCCAGCAGTCGAAGCCTTCCTCAACCCACGGCCTTACCATGATCCCGGATTTATCACAGAGACTCAGTACGATCCGGCGCCCTTTCACTTCGGCACCTCCACTTCGCGTTTGCGTTCCCAGCTGATGGTCGACAGCTCCGCCTCGATCTCGAGGGGAACGTCGAACATCGGGAAATCAATCATCAGCACACGGATGTCCTTCAGATACCCCGGCAGGTCGCGGAGCCGGGCCCGTGGGTACTCGATCACGATCTCGTCGTGGATCGGGAGCAGGATACGGACCTCACCGCCGGTCGCCTGCTCGTTGTAGCGGTGGACCCGGTTCTGCGCCCGCTTCAGGATACCGGCCGCCGTCCCCTGGACGTAGTAGTTCGTGCCCATGTAGGCCTTGTCCCTGGGGACGTAGAGCCGGCGGCCGAAGGCGGTCGTTACGTAACCCTGCGCCTTGACGATCTCTGAGATCGTATCGCAGAGCCCGGTATACTTCGGGAACCGGGCCCGGTACGCCTGGATGCCGACCCGTGCCGCCTTGCCGGACAGGCCCAGGGTCACCGCCAGCTTCCGGTCGGTGGCTCCGTAGGGCGCGGCGAAGTTCGCGTTCTTGGCGGCGGTCCTGAGGGTCTTCCGCATGGCCTTCTTGGCGTCCTTCCATCGTCCACCGTAGACGTAGAACTCGGACCCGGCGAGGGAGTGCATGTCCCCGTCGCCGAAGTTGATGCACTTCAGCATCTCGTCGTCCCTCGACTCGTGGACGAGGATGCGAGCCTCGATGCCGGCGTAGTCGACGTGGATGTTGACGTACCCGGGGCGCGGCATGAATGCCTCGCGGGCCGGGACCGTGAACGGGTTCAGGAGCACAGAGGACTTCGCCACGTTCTGGAGGTTGGGGTTCTCACAGCTCTGCCGCGAGGTAACCGCCGCGCAGGTGTTGATCGTCGGATGGATGATCGCGTCGTCCCCAGCGAGCTCGAGGTACTTCTCCAAGGTCGTGGCCCCCTTCGAGAAGGTCCGTATCTTCATAATGAGGTCCAGGGCCGGGTGCGCCGTCTGCTCCCGGAGTTCCATGAGGACGAACTTGTTCGTCGACGCCTTTCGGTCCTTCTTGGTCAAGGCCAAGACCGGCATCCCCAGGTCCCGGTAGAGGAATTGGCGTAGCTGCGGTGGGCTGTCGATGTTGAACCGGCGTCCGGCGATGTCGAAGAGATCGTCGCGGAGCGTCTCCGTGTCTGCGCTGAGTACGCGTATCATCTTCTCGGTCCGCTTGCGGTTGACCATCAGGCCACGCTCTTCCATTCGCATCGTCGCCCAGATGAGTTCGATCTCGGTGTTGTAGCATTCCACCCACCGCGGGTCGGCCTGAATCTTTGGCCAGAAGAACAGGTACAGGAGCATCCCCCGCTCGGCATCTGCGTGCTGGTACTCGGTCATGATATGCTCGGGGACCTTGTGGTAACCTCCGCACTTGTTCGCCATCTTCTTGACCGGGGAGTCCACCTTCGGATACTCCGCCAGTTCCCAAGCGAGGTTGTCGAGCGAGTGACCGTAGTGATGGTTCTGGAGCAATTTCGACATCATGAGGGTGTCGTGAACGGTGTGCTCGTCGAGCCTGCGCCCTAGCCATTTCTCCGTCATCTGCGCGTCGAACTTGAGATTGTGGCAACACTTCGCCACCGACGTGTCGGACCAGAACTTCGCCAGCCTCTTCTTCCCCTGAAGCTGGCGGAGCGGTCGCCCGTCGAGCCGCTGGACGAATGTTTTCCCATCCTCATCGCACGTGCTGTACGAGAACATCCCGGCGCCATGATGGGCCCGGAGTCCCGTCGTCTCTGTGTCGTAAGCGATGGTCTTCATGTCCTGACTACGCCCCTAATGGTGGGGGCGGGGTGTCCCGCCCCCGGTCGCTCTGCAAGTTTGATTCTCTCAGCCCGGATGGCTCGCTCATGAAAGATGGTTCTCTCTCCGTCCGTGGCTCGCTCGTACGTTATGGTTCTCTCGTAACGTTTGGCTCGCTCTGCGTCGCTGGTTCTCTCCGGCACTTTGGCTCGCTCGAACCGCTTGGTTCTCTCACAAAGAATGGCTCGCTCGCGGACTGTGGTTCTCTCGAGGGCGGTGGCTCGCTCTGGCAACGTGGTTCGCTCATGAGCAATGGCTCGCTCCGGCAACGTGGTTCTCTCCGAAGGTCTGGCTCGCTCTTCAATTCTGGTTCCCTCGACGGTAGTGGCTCGCTCCTTTGCATTGGTTCTCTCAAGACAAATGGCTCGATCTCTCATTACTTTGGCTCGATCACATGCACGTGGTCACCGTGGGCGATCGGGTACGGCAGCGGAACCGGAAGGCCCAACTGCTCTCGCCCCACCTGCCAGTAGTGCGAGATGAAGAGCTTGACGGCGTACCGCTTCGCCCTCGACTGGATGTGACCCGGGGGCAGCATCGGTGTACCCTCCCCCACCTCCAGCTTGGTCAGCTTCTTCGCCCAGTCGGAGGGGGCAAGCCCTTCCATCCTGAGGGCCTTCACATCGTCACCGTTGAATCTGGCGGCGTACCACGGGTGGGCGTCGGTACTCTTGCCAACGCGGTCCGCCCCCGCGGCGGCCTGCTCGGAGTAATCGCCGACCTCGTTCTTGGCCGCCTCGTAAGCCTTCCGCTCCTGGTAGTACCGGGCGTAGGTGGCCTTGTCATTGTTCGAGACTTTGACGAAGCTCTCCCCGATCTTCCAGCAGAGCACCTTCAGCTTGGCATTCCACGGACGCTTCTGCCCCTTCGCCCACACGGACGAGGGGTCCAACCCCGCGAACCGCCAGACCGCGCCCGCCGTCTGCGCCTTGTGGATGTCGATATGGGCCAGCAAACCGGCGGCGATCACGGGTCCGATCCCGAGCTGCGACCGCGCCCACTCGCCCAGAGGGTTCGATTTGCTGTACTTGTCGAGGGCCTTCTTCACCTCGTTCTCCAGCAGCCGGGCGTTCTCGCCGAGCCACCCCACGACCGTATGCGGCTCTTCACTCTTGGTGAGAGCCCTGACCTGATTCTCGGCCCGCTTTCGGTTGTCCTGCATCTGGTAGTAGGAATCGACCAGATACCGAACCTCCTGGGGCGACAGGGTCGTGGCTGCGTTCCGTATGTCCTTGGTCATCTTCTGGGCCGCTTCGAGTTCTACACTCATCACACTCTCCTTTCGAAGCTACGGCTTCGGGGTGGGCGGTGTCCTTAGTCCTGCCCACCCGTCAGCCGCTCCCCTCGCTACGTTGATGCCCTCACGGCCCTCGACACGGGGCCGTACCATATCGTCGCGATCACCAGCAGGATGATAGCGGGCTCCGCTACGCGGACCCAGTTCTCCATCTGCCGGTACGCCTGAATGCGGGCGTACCCGTCCCAGTCGTCCACGAGCTGGGAGACGGCTTCGGTCTGTATCTCGTCAACCTCAGCCCGCAGGATGTGCTGGCCGAGCGCCGCGACCACGGCCACGAGCGCCGTCGTCAGTAACACCCGAACCCCCAGGCCGAACGGCGAGTCCGTCTTCGGTCTCTCCAGCTCCCCGTAGATCACTCGTCACCTCCTTCCGACCGGGGGCGTTAGACCTCGCCCCCGGCCTAGCCGCCGTGGCTACTTCTTCGTCTTCTTCTTCTTCTTGGACTTCTTCTTCTTCTTGTCCTTGGCCTTGGGCTTGTCCTTGGACTTCTTCTTCGCCTTGGCCTTCTTCTTGGACTTCGGCTCGGGCTCCGGCTCCGACAGCTTGATGCCGTGCTTCTCACAGAGCTCGACCTCTTCCTCGACCAGCTCGCTCGAGTCGTACTCGAACTTCTTGAGGCGCTTGACGAGGGACTCGACGTCGTCGTCCTCCTTGACCTTGGCCTCGAGGGTCTGGGCCAGGGCGATCAGCTCGTCCAGGTCCTCTTCCTCGTCGTCCCCGCCTTCGTCCTCGTCCTCGCCGTCCTCGTCTCCGTCGGAGTCGTCGCCGTCCTCATCGGCGTCTTCCTCTCCGTCCTCGTCCCCATCGTCGTCGTCCGCGTCCCCGTCCTCTTCGGCATCCTCATCCTCGGGCTCGCCATCGTCCTCGCCACCGACCACGGCAGCGTCCCCGTCGAGCAGGCGGGTGATGGTGATGTTGGTGAACCCGTCCTTGCTGGTCTTGACCTTGACCATGACGATCGGGTTCGCGTCGGCGATCTCTTCGATGACTTCCTCGAGGTCTGCCATCTGGTCGGGGACCTCGCGGCCGAGCTTCTCGATCCGCTGCATCGCGAACTTCCTAGCCCAGTCGCTCTCGCTCTCGAGCTGCGAGTAGTCGCGGATGTTCTCCCCGGCCATGTCGCCCTCGAGGCAAACCCATCCCCACTTGATCATGAGCTTGCTGGTGTTCTGGGACTCGACGAGCTCCGCGTCCTCAAGCTGGAGCTTGTAGATTCCGTCCTCGAACTCGGTGCCGCCCAGCGACTTGCTGGACTCCCAGTTGCCCTGCATCTTGCCAAGGCGTTTCCCGAAACTGCTACCCATTCCCGTATCCTCCTTCTGGTAAATGATTAGAGAGCACGTCGCCCGACCTTCCGCTTCCCTCCCTCCTTGGATTTCTTCTTGGACTTCCTCCTGGGCCGACGCGCTTCTTCCTTGCCCGCCTTCCTGAAGAACTTCTTCACCACAGAGCTGGCCGTCGCCGTCGGCACCAGAGTCTTCGGGTCGAGCCCGACGTCCTCCCCGTTGAAGGCGGCCTGCAGAATCTCGAACCCTCCCTCCTTGGTGAGCGGTATGAACCGCGGCAGAGGGGCTCCGATCTCCCGGGCGCCCGCCCAGATGACCTCGTCCCCTTCGGTGATGATGACACGCTCCGTCGTCCCTGCGGACGAACGGATGTACTCGACGTAGAAGAACAGGTCGACCAGAGCCTCGACGACCCCGCGTGCCTGTCCGCTCATCGTCGGCGTGATCCGGGTGTACTCCTCGCCGCCCTGGGGTTTGATACTGACCTCCTTGGCGTGCGAGGTGAAGCAGAGACCCCGGCCCGTCTGGAGGATGCGGTGGACCGTCGTCATGAACTCGGACCTGACCGCCGCCCACCCCTTGCCGTACGCCTCTTCTGACGGGTGGTCGATGCCGAGCTTCTCCCGGCAGATGTACTCCATGCACATGTCGTACGCCCGGTCGACCGTATCGATGACGACGGTCTTGAACCGGTCCGTCTTCTCCAGGAGATCGACCGCCGCCTTGAGCAGCTTCCAGTTCTTGCACCCACCACTCTCGTGGTTGTACTCGAATATCTCAAGGCCTTTCGTCCCCGGCTCCGTCGTCAGGAACAGGGTGTCCGGGTACGACGACAGGAACGTCGACTTCCCGATCTTCTCCCGCCCGTAGAGCAGGAGCGTGTACTGGAGCAGGTCCGTGATCGCCTCCTTCTTCTCGTCCGGCAGCTCCGGGGGCGGTGCCGGCTTCGCGAATTTACGCTTTCCTCCTTTTGACTTTGCGCTTTTGCTTGGCCGCTTTTTCTCCACCTTCTCCACTGCCATCGTCATCATCCTCCAATTCGCGGAACAGTTTGCGCGTCTGCGCGAAGCCTACGTTGTCACCCGATGCACACATGTCCAGGAACTCGCACGACCACATCCCGACGCACGCCTGTCGGCGACGGTAGGTCGGAAGGTCGCCCGCCACCCAGGCGGCGAAGTCCTTCAGGATCGCCTCGAGCTCGTCCTCGAAGGTCTTCACAACCACCTTCGGGAATGTCAGCTCGAACCGCTTGAAGTAATGGTCGGGACGCTCGTAGGCGTCCTTCCGAATACGGGCGATGAACCCGGTCTCGTCCTCCCCCTTCTTCTGCTTGAGCTGCGGGTTGCGGATGATGTTGTACAGCGCCCCCTTCACCGGGTCGTCCATCATCGCCTTCAGGGCCGTCAAGTAGAAGAGAGTCTGCCAGTCAAACGACAGGGACGACGTGAGGGCGTCCTCGGAGATTCTGCCCTTGGTCTTCGTCTCCAGCATCCAGACTGACTTCGCCTTCCTGAAAACCCCGTCGATCCTGCCGCGGAGGCGGAACCCACGGAACATCACGTCGAACACCGGCTCGACCGCGATCCACTCCCGCTTGATGTCGGAGGTGTGCTCGTTCAGGTACTCCCCCAGGACGGCCCGGGCCCGGTTCGCCTCGAGCTCCATCTCCTGGGCTTGGTAGGCGTCCGAGCTGCCGACGATGTTCTTCCTCAGGGATTTGGTGATGCTCCGCTCGATCACCCGCTCCAGATTCCCGACGGCTCCCCTCCCCATCGCCTTGTATAGTTCCTCAAGTGCGGAGTGGACCATCGACCCAAACCGCATCGCCGACTTCGAGCTTGTCTTCTTCTCCCAGCCGGAGAGGGTCAAGCCCATCCTCTCCCGGCAGTCGAGGAACGCCGCCAGCATAGATTGCGTGGCGCCGTCTTCGATAGTGTACCCGGTCTTCCAAGTCATTCCGTCACCTCCTTCTCTCACCCTACCACATTTCTGGTCCGCCATCCAGCCTGAAAATATCTCGACCCCGCGCAGATGCGGACGCCCTCGCTGCCCTTATCGTACGGAACGTCCCCCTTGTTGTCTGGCCAAGGCTTGTACGGCATCAGCTTGTCTGGGTCGAACCGACCGCCGAAGTACGACGGGCGCTTCTCCCTGCCGGTCATGGCCGGGAACACGAACCGCGTCGGGAGCTGGAACGGAAGCTCGAGTTCCCACCGCTCCTCGCACCGGGAGCAGAGGCACTTCGCGATCCCGACTGCCAGCTTGCTCTGGGAAGAGTACCCGGTCATCGTCACCTCGTAAGACCCGCACTTCGGGCACTTAGCCCGCCAGTCCAGCAGGTGGGCGACCACTATGTCCTTCGGCAGGAAACTCATCACCGTGCTCTCATTTCTCGAAGGTTAGCCACCATGTGCCTTCTCTTCACCAAACACGTCATCGACTCCCCGCACCACCAGCCTATCAACGATGGCACGCAAAACCCCCTCCCGCTCAGCTGTAACGTCGGCGTGCGGGCGAAGGTCGTGGCGTCGGCATAACTCCCGGTGGATATGGTCTCGCAAGACCTCTAGCATCGTCTGCACTTCCACGCCGCACCTCCTTCACTTGGTAGCCAACCATGTGCCTATTCGTCCTCGACATAGCCGCCGCACTCGGAACACCGCTTCGTGGACATGTACTCCATGCACCACAGGAACATCGCTAGATTGGCAGTGTCTACGGCCTGGTCTGGGCAGCCGCGCGCAGTGTCCGCAGAATGGTCGAGCAATGCCTGTTCGAGAACCTGCTTCCGGGAGGGGTCGTCCCATCCTGACCACCCATCACGCCCCTTTCTCAGCAGCTTGCGCTCCATCTCGCTCCAAAACGCCTCCATCGCGCGCGTCAGCTTCACTCTCTCGTCCTCTAGTGGTCTTGCCATCATGCCCCCTTGGCGCCATTGCGCCTAAACGATCTGCACTGGTCGCAGTCCATGCACCATCCTGCGGATCTTATTTCGCGCCGAGGCCCCGGGCCGCAAGACTTGGGCCTTGTGGCACTAGCCACCCGCGCGGGCGCGGTGCACCGGTATATGCCCAGCTTGGTCCTGCGCCGCTTCCTGAACCGGCAGTCGAAACAGCAGCTATTCCGCGACATCACTCCCCCTCGTCTCTCGAAGGTTGCATACCTTATGCCTCGCTGTCTATGATCTTGAAGTCGTCTTCCTTGAGCCACCAGCAGAGCGCCCACCGTTTGGCTGCGGACGCCTCAGAGAAGCGGCCCCAGGCCTCGCCGCTCTCCACGTCCACCACCTCCCACCTCAACGCGGCGGTCCTGTGTTCACGGCAGTAATTCATCGCCCCGCGCCCCTCAGCGAACTCAAACCAGCAGCCGCAGGGCAGCTTATGACGAACAGCGTTGCCCTCGTGGGCTCCACAACAGTTACAGCGTTCCATCACTCCCCTCCGTTCTGCACGTTTCTGCATGGCTGCATGCCTTGTGCCTTTTCACCAAACGGCATATCCATGAACTCCAGCACCTCGCGCAGCCCCAGCTTGTCCATGCAGTACGTCCAGAGCCTGGGGTGCGTCTCCTTCATGCGCTCAAAGCGGTTAGGACGCCCCTCCATGTGGAGCCCGAAGCAGCAGAACACGCAGCCGGTCCGGCCGTAACCCATGTCGTAGATGTCCGAATACGGCACGTTGTTGTCATTGAGGTACTGCCAGACATCATCTTCGAGCCAGAACGACAGCGGCCTAGACAGTGGCGTTTTGGTATCGAAGGCGTTACACCCAGTAGCGAGGTAGCGTTGCCGACGGTTATTGGAGTCAGACGCCATTTCCCCGGTGATCCCGTGCAGCCCCGACTCCTTCTCGAACTTGTGGAACGGTCGCTTCTTCATCACCGCACAGCATCCCTCGCCAATCTTGAACGGGGCGTCCAAGAGCCACTTCCACTTCTCGCTTATCTTGCCCTTCGGGCCATTCGGGAAACCCCAGAGGCGATAGAACTTCTGCACCTCCGACTTCGTGTTGTTGTACCGGCTGATTGCCATGGCCTGCTCCTTGGACACCACCGGCCACCCGTACTTGTCTATAACCTCACGGAACCGCATCTTCGGCTTGAGCCAGACGACGTTCTCTGTAGCCCGAACAAACCGCACAACCTCGGGGAACTCCAGCCCGGTGTTGCAGAACACGGCCGGGACGCGTGGGTAGATACTCCTTACGAGATGGAGTAGCGCAGTAGAGTCCTTCCCGCCAGAGAACGACACGTACACGTCACCCCGCCAATGGTCGTGCCATTCGCGGATACGCCGATCCGACATGATAACCTTGCCGTCAAGCGGTTGGCCTTGCCGTTGAGCTAGTGTGGCCCTGCTGATCATTCACCCCTCCGTCACATGGTACTTAACCATGTGACTATTCGATCCGCTCCACGGTGATCTTAACGTTGCACTTGTCGCCGCCCTTAAGACCGCACGCTTCCTCAAGTGCTTGTCCTAGAGGCCCAAGCGCGTCAACGTGAATGCACCACGGCGACGTGAACCCGTGCCATAGACCTACTTGGTTGCACTTGATGCCCAGCCCAAGCACGAGCCGCCTCTCTCCGCAACTGGCCGCCATTGCGTCCTTGCCAACCTCGGCCTCGAAACTGGTCGCCATCATTCCTCCTTGCCGCTCGATGGTTGCGTCCTCATGCCTTTGGCCCGATATGGAAGTCGCATGTGCCGTCAGCCTCACACGCTTCCGGGTTGCACGGCACCTTAACCCCGGCATGGCAATTGCCGCAATCCTCGCAGCACGTCATGATGTCATTGAGTCCACAGCCGCAGTCCTCGCCGTAAAGCCCGTCGTAGCCGTTCGCCTTCAGGTACTCATAGACGATCTCGTATACCGTAGGGTTCTTCATCTCGCCTCCCGTTCTGCACACTTCTGCATGGCTAGTTACCAAGTGCCTCCACCAATCGGAATACGTCCATCAACCCCCGCACGAACATCCGGTATTCGGTGCTCTGCTCCCGGCCACGCCGCAGGATGTATGCGGGGTGGACGAGGTGAATCGTATCGGGCCAGTGGGTCTTGCAGACCCGTTCGGCCTCCCGGCCCAGGGCGATGATGTAGACGGGTTTGACCGCCCGCTCGATCCGGTGGAGCCTCGGCCAACAGGCCATCTGCTCCTCCTGGGTCGGGGGGCGGTTGTCGCCGCGCTTGCGATCTGTGGGCCGGCAGTTGTGAACCACCGCACCAGCCGTGACGAAGTTGTGCGCCTCTTCAACGTCGATACAATACACCAAATCTGGCGTCGCGTCGTACGGTACCACGATCGCCGGTTTGAAATAACTGGTGGCCGGCTCTGGAGCGTAATACTCTTCGCAGAATTTCACATCCCGGAGGTTGGGCGGAAGCTTGTACTTCAAAGTCGGTGGTACGAGGTGGGCGATCTCAGTCAAGAAACGCCTCGCGTCTACGGAGCGAAAGTACAACCTCCATGTTGCGAACTTCTTGATCCTAGGGCTGTACCCGCGTCGTTCGAACTCAGCCTTCGCGATTTCTGCATTGGCCTCTTCGAGGGGCAGTGCGAACTCAAGACCCTTCGACTGTCCTCCCTTGTTAGCCCGCTGGTGGCCATCGTCCAAGAACCAAACAGCCAATCCCAACGGACCTAGCTTGCGGAGAGACTCAGGGTGGAACACCTTCCCATGAGGATACCAGGTCTTCCAAAGGTCGCGCATGAACGGGCACAGTTTGGTCTCGGTACGCAGTATCACGTGACACGGCTCCAGGGTTTGGTGCCGGGCAGAAACCCTTGAATCAAACCCGTCTAAGACTGCGGCCTTTAGACGAAGATACTCAGCTTGTCGTTCGGAATGGGATATTGCAAATTGCCCAAATGAGCTAACGGTTCCATCCCCAAGCATAGAGCCTATGATAATCTGCTCTGCTCGAGGTCCAGGTGCTGGGGTCCCTGTCGATACCAAATCCCCGTCCCTGATTTCGGCGGCAGGTATCCACCCCCGTGAAGTTGAGACGAGATGATCCTCCGTCAATCGAACCCCGGTGAACCCCTTGGGGTTACCTCTTATCCCTTCAAAACTCAAGTGCAGCAACTTCCTACCATCTCTACGAGTTCGGTGCCAGCCTACGATTTCTCTTAGAGCGAGTTCGCCGTTTGGAAGTACACAATGAACGCGACCAGACCATCGATGTTTCACGATCCAGTTGATCCGCTTTGGGCCTTCTTCGGTCCGCACTTGAGCATATCCGTCTAAGCACGCTACACTATTTGTTATGAAGTAGGTCGGGGTGAAGTCCACCTTGTCGCCGGCGAGCTCGATAGCTCCGTGGAGCAGGCGTCCGGACGGACCGACGAACGGACGGCCCATGAGGTCCTCATTCTTCCCTGGGGCCTCCCCGACGAAGAGCAGGTCCGCCGGCAGGTCACCCTCACCGAGGACGATCTTCCGGCGGAACTCCGCCAGGCCGCACCGGGTACACGTCCCGAAGTCAGCCTTGAACTTTTTCCCTAGCTTCTTCATAACACCCTCTGCATCGCGAGGCCCATCCCGACCGCGTCTGAAACGTGGTTCCCGAACGCGAGCCCGAGGGCCCTGTCGATCCTGCGGTCGACCGCCTTCTTCGACAGCTGCCCCTTCCACTCCCCCGGCTTCACGAGCACGACCTCCGCCCCGGCGTCGTACGCGACCTGGGCGAGACGTCCAGTCAAGAACGTCAGCTTGAAGAGGTCCCCCTTCGATCCCGCCGCCATGCTCGTCGAGCTCCCAGACCAGAGCTCCTGGAACTCGAAGACGACGCAAGTCGGCGACTCGAGGTCCTCGTCCAGCATTGACATGAACGCCTCGACGATCCCGTCCACCTTCGCCCGCCACCCTTTGCGGCGGGATACTATCGAGACCGTTTCGATCGGGGCCTCTTCAGAGCTGATGAACTGGGCGACGCCTGTCCCCCCGATCCCGGGGTCGACGGTCCAGTAGTACCCCGGCAGCTTCGGCTCCAGGACCTTCCTGTCGAAGTACGGGTGGACGTCGGACTTACGCTTTGGCACGTCGAGCCTCCCTCTGCTTCTCCATGAGCTTCACGACACGCCCCATGTTCCACTTCTGGCCGTAGACCCGGGCCTGCAGGGAGTCAAGCATCGCCGTGTCCACCGAGTCCTCGACGACGAGGTCGATGATGAGCAGCGGGCCGTCCTTGTAGACCGCCAGGATGCGCTCTTCGCTTTGGGACCGGCGAAGCGGACCGTATGGGGGTGAGTAGTAGATCGCGGTGTCGGCGGCTGACAGATCGAGCCCGAAGTCCCCGATGGCGACCTGGAGCAGGAACACCCGGAACCCGCCGTCCAGGAACTCGGCCTCAAGCCTTCGCCGGCCTTCTGGAGGTGTGTCGCCCGTCGCCCACTTCACGTCCACCTTCCGCTTCCGAAGGTACTGGAGGGCATCGTGGAGTTCGGCGTTGTATGAGAACCACACCACCACCTGATCCCGGGCGAGCTCGCCGTCCAGGAGTGACGCCAGCTCGATCAACTTCCCCTTCCACTTCAACTCACCGTCGACGTACCCGCCGCAAAGCTGGCGGAGCCAGTGCATCTTGACCGGGGCGTACGTCGTCCGCTTCACCTCCGCGCCGCGGTAGTCGAGGATCATATCCTCCTCGACCCCGTTGTACGCTTTGCGGAGGGTCTTCGGTAGCTCCAGGGTCCGACGCTCGTACACCTTCGGGACGTCGAGCCCGCACTCCTTACGGGTGAGGACGAAGGCCCGCTTGGCGACCTCCTGCTTGATCATAGTGGCCGCCCCGACCTTGGGCTGCCAATCGTACCCCCACGGTGGACACTCGAAATACTTCGCCCGGAACCGCCAGTACGAATCACACCCGAACGCCTCCCCGTCGAGGAAGGCGAGCTGGCACCAGTAGTCGAGATCGCTTTGCGGATTCGGCGTCCCGGTCAGGACCCAGCGGTGCGGGACGTGGCGGAACTTCTTGAGGTGGAACTTGGTGATCTTGGGCTTAGGCTTGGAAATTGACGTGCTTTCGTCAATTACGACGGCGTCCCATTTGACGTCGGCGAGTTCTGGGATGGAGAGGTGGGCTTCCTTGTTGACGAGGTTCCACTGCTTCGGGTGGCGGAGAAGTTCAAGGCGCTGGTCCCGGGTTCCTTGCAGGAATTGCAGGTCGCGACCGAACCCTTCGGTCTGAAGCTCTCTCTCCCATGACCCCAGGGCGGAGTTAGGTGCGGCGATTAACACCCGAAGCCCCGCCCTGGGGTCCCGCGAACGATAGAGCTCTATCGTCCTGGTGGCGGTGAGCGTCTTCCCGAGGCGCATCTCCATGAAGACGGCCGGGTGCGCCGTCCGCCTCGTATAGCGCATCGCCATCCGTTGAGGTTCTCGCAATCGCCGTCTCATCGCACCCCACTTATCACTCGGGTACATGAGCAATATACCCCGCCCAGGGGAAATGTCCACAACTTTCTCAGAATTATTTTCGGGCCTCGGAAGGCCGTTCATCATGAACCGACCGGGGACCCTAGGGGGCGCCGGCCACCGCCCTCCGGGACCCGAGGATAACTCCAAAAGGTAAAACGTTCAAAATTCCTTTTCGATAACAGGGGGGAGGGGGTGTCCCCTCTTTTACTCATATAAACTTTTAAAGATTACCCTTAAGATGGTACACCCCCACCCCCCTATTGTTGAAATGTAACTTTGAGCAAAATTCCTTTTTGCTACACCCTAATCCGACGGGCCTTGCCCGTTCGCTCGAGGGCTTCCGCCTCGGAAACTCCGCAGGCAATGACGTTCCCGGCCACCCACCAGCGCCCCCGCCAGTAGAGGTCGGTGAGCACGTCGAGCTGTGTCGTACGTTCCGTCCTTGTTCCGTATTTCATAATGTGTTCCCCGCCTCAACAACGGTGACCCCGTCCTCGCTTACAAGATACCACGCCAAGTGAGCCTCGACGTCGGCCCATCGTTTCGAGTTCAGAAGTTCGGGGTGATGATCGAAGGCTAGCTCGATGGCTTGCTCCTTCAAGATCGCATCGTCTACGATGACCACGATGTCGATCGTATCTCCGTACTCGCACGTGCTCACCGTCACGACCCAGACTCTACTCGTCTCCACAGCTCACCTCCCTCCACATAAACCGGCGAGCAACCTCGCCAGCGGCCACGACCAGATCAGCGAGACCGCGATCAACCCGACCGCGATCCCCGCCCACCATGCATCTCGGGTTCCATTTTCCATGTATTACCCCCTCTGGGGATTTCGGGCCATAGATGCTCTCTAAGGGACGATCTCCCGAGACCCCCGTCGGGCGTCGTCTGGGGCCCGATCGCCGCGTCCTGCCCCGGTTACGTCCCAGGGTCGGGCGCTGGGCGCGCTGGTTCCCCCTCTACGGTCGCGGCCTCCGGAACGTACACGACGACCTTCCCACGCTTGTTCACGAGGGGGATGTCCCGCCGTTCGCAGTGGGCCTTGTATCGGTCCTCGAACGGGGCCTCCCAGTACTCGAGCGGGTTACCCCCGACCAGCTTTTTACTCCTGGGCACGTCGTCCTCCCTTCTTCTGAGACGCGGGCCGCCGCTTGATGTGGCGCCCGTCTCGGCACGTCTTGCAGATGAGACCGCCCCCAGGGAAGTGCTCCTCCCGGAGGACCTGCTTGCACCGATCGCACCGCCAGTACGTCGTGGTCATCTCTACAACCCTCCGGTGTCTGCCGCCTTCAGGTACCACCACTCCGACCGGTGGAGTTCGACGACGATGAACGGCTCGCTCTCGCCGGTAAACCCTCCGCCCGGACCGGTGATCGCCTTCGAGCAATGGGTTACCTTCACGACACAAAGTTCGATCCCCCCATCGGCAGCCACGTACTCGCCCTTCCGCGGGACGGCTGTGAATACCTCGGGCCACTTCTCCTTCTGGAACTTGTCCAGGTTTGTGAAACACGTTCCTTTGATCTGCATGTCACTCCCCTTCCTGAGCCTCCACGACCCAGCGACCGATCACATCCTTGTGGACGCCCGACACCTCCGCCAGGTGATCCAAGATCGCCTTGGCGTTCACGGTGTGCGACGGGTTCGAGTACAGGAGAGCACTCTCACTCTCCGCATGTGTCGCGACGAAGGTCACTATCGACTTGACGAGGTCAATTCCTGAGATGAACATCGTCCCCCTCCAATCCGACGAAGGCGTCCCGGAGCGCCGACCCCATCGTCTGCAGGGCGAGGCGCTGCCCGACCTCGATCGCCTTGGCCGAGTAGTCACAGCACTGCCGGCCGGCGTCTAGAGCGTCGGCGGCCTCGTCGGCCATCTCTTCCTCCCCTGTCCAGCACATGATGTACAGACTGAGGGCCGCCCGTTCGGCGACGGTGCGGTTGGGGTCGTGGAGTTTCCTGGCGAGCTCGAGGACCTCGGGGTCCGTCGTCACGTCGGTCATTCTGTTGGTGTTCATTTCGCACTTCCCTTCTTCGCAGGCAGCCCAGGAGGCGCCACATCATCCGCAAGGTTTTCGTCATCGTCATCGTCCTCGTCCTCGGGTTCGGGTTCCGACTCGACGTCCGGCGGGGATGCCCCTTCGATCTCGATCGCTTCCAGGAGCTCACCCAGTTCCCCGAGGTACGGGTCGATCTTCTGGTCGAGGCAGTCCTGTATTCTCCGGATCGCTACGTACATGTTTGGGGCGAACCGCAGGAGGGCACGATCCCCAGGCTTCTTGATCTCGATCTCGTATGAGCCACATCCCGCGTACTCGATGACCTCCTCATCCCCAGGCCCCGAGAGCCCTCCGTAGATTCCCTTGGCCGCGTCGATAACGTCCCGCGGCCACCCAGGGTCGAATGCCCAGGTCCACGGCACCTTCGTGTGAATCACGCTCCACCTCCCTTCGGGGCGCGGATGCGCTCCCGTTTTCCATTCGGCCAGATCACCCACACCGCAGGACTCCGGAGGCCCTCTTCTTCCCGCATGCTCGTGAGGAGTCCACGGGCGGAGTCCCTGATCTCGGTACGCGACCCCTCACGGATCGCCCAGAACATGACCGGGTCCCTGGGGCGGTCCCGGTAGTTGATCTCCGCGCGGATCATCACTTACCTCCGTTATCGTATCTCTTTGATCTCGACCACGTCGTCCGTGTTCCAAATCCACAGGCGACCTTCTTCGTCGACGAACCGCGTTACACCGTCCCACGTGTGGTGGTAGTCGTCGGCCCGTAGCACCGTTCCGTTTTTGTGCTTGACCATGTAGTCCTTGTCGTAGGCGACTGAATACGCCTTAATGGCGACGACTCCACAGTACACGATCACCGCGAACAACGCAAGCACAAACACCGCGCACCCGACTTCCGCAACGTCGTCCCTGCTCATCACTTGCCTCCCATCAGCTTGATACACTCCGGGCCGTACCCCGACTCGATGGACTCGGGGACCGTGAGGCGCCGGCCACACCGACCGCACCGACCCTCGTGGAAGACCTGAACGTTCACCGGCATCGGCTCCTCCTTCTGGAGCCGGGCCAGAATCCACCGGAAGGCGCGGACGCTCGAAGCGTCGTCGGCGATCTTCGACTTTCGCCCGTGAGAGTACGTGCGTATTTTCGGGTACCTCGACGGGCTGACCCAGACGCAGCCCAGGTACTTGTAATGGGCGCCGTTGTCCGGGCCGGTCAGGACCTTGACGAACCAAGGCCCCCGGGCCGTGGCATCCTTGGCTTTCGTCACCTTGAAGGTGAAGCGGTGCCCGTTGCTGGAGTTGAGGATCGTGAAGATGGCCTTGCCGGCCATCATGAACTTGAGCGGGTCCTTCAGCCCTGGGACTGTTGTTGCGGTCATCGACTACCCCCCATGATGTGGTCGAGGTACTTGTCGCAGGCGCGGTTGGCGAGGACGCTGGTGAAGAGCATGCGCCCCGCGACCAGCTTCCCCCGCGGAAGTACGCCGCGCCGGATCAGCCCGCGAAGGGCGCCCGGCGTCACGCGCAGCACCTGGGCAAGCTCCTGAGTCGTTATCGTCTGTATCACACCGCACCCCCGATCCATGCCTTGACTTCGTCCCTCATCCGTCCGTGCATCGTCGGGCTGATCGTCCGGTCCTGCTTCGCCCAGGATAGCATCCGAATCGCTTCGACCACCGCGTCACGGTCACCACCCTCAGCCTTGACCTTGAGCGAGCGTAGCTCGGCCTTCAGGACGGCTCGGGTCTCCGCCCGATGGCGGTTGCGGGTTTCGCGTTCGACGTCGTTCACTTCACACCTCCTCGGCGGCGGTGAAGGTTCCACCGAGCGACTTACAGAATGTGGCGGCGGTCTTCTGGAACCGCTTGACCTCGGGCTTACCCCAGTCCCCGACCCGTGCCCAACCGTTCAGGGTCTCCCGGTAATCGACGGTGGCGTCCAGTGCCTTCGACGCGGACTCCATCGTCTTCATCGCCCGGTTCTCCTTCGGGGTGAACTTGAGAGTGTAGTTGGGGAGCCGGGGGTCGTTCTTCGACGAGTGGTGCGCCGCCTGTTCCATCGTCCTGACCCGCGGGTCGTTCCACCACGGCTGTTTGAGCCCGGCGGTCCGGGCGGCGGCCTCCTTCTTCTCCGCCTTCCGTATCTTCTTCATGACGGGGTCGGCGTTCATGGACTTCGCCGCTTCCTTGAGCAGGAACCTGAGTCCGGCTGCGGCTCTGACCCCGGCGCAGTCGGTGCAGAAGACGCCGTCGCCGTGGACAGGCTTCTCGTGGAGGGCAGACGTGGACTGGTAGCTGGACCGGGGACTTTGGTAGCTGTGCATGTCATCGCCGCACGCACAACAGTGACCCTCTTCGACCTCCGGCAGTCTCCAGTACAGGCGGCCGTCCGCGGCCCGCCCCAGGTGTTCGTCGTACCAGTTCTTCGCCTTCTTCATCACGTCCTCCTCGGTTCGATCCTCGGCTTACCTCATCAGCGGGTCGGGAGCCACCCGACTCGGACGGCCTCGAGGGGCGAGGCCGTTTCGGTTGTCTGCTACTCCGGCTTGCCGGGTGACGCCCGCGTCACCGATCCAGCTTCCGGACCGCACTGCCTTCGGGCCGTTTTCCCCGGCGCTCCCGGCAGGCTATTCAGTTGTCAAAGACCAGGGCACTCGCTCCGGAGCCCTCCGGGGGAGGGCGCCGGGCGGGGGTCCTAGCTCAGAAAATCCACGATGTCCTCGAGCCCCTCTTGCACATAGGCGAGGTCGCCGGCGAATCCCCAGTTGGTCCTGTCGCCGTTCTTGAACGTCTCGTCATGCTCTTCAAGCTTCTTGGCGATCTGCTCGATGAGGCTTTTGACACTGGCCCTGCGCTCTTCGTACGCAGTGATTGCGGTCCTGTGGGCGGTCGTTTCGGTCGTCATCGTTCTGGCCTCCTGAGTTTGGGTTTCGTCTTGGGTTCTCATCCCGTCCTCCTCTTTCACCAGTATCTTACCATATATATCGGCGCGGTCAACGACAAAATCCATGTTTTCTGAAAATAATCCTAGTGGTCGGTAGACCCCACTAGGGGGCATTATACGGACCTCTAGACCCTTTGGGTCTAGAGGGGTTTCCGTGGATTCTCAGAGCTGACCTGCTCGGCCGCGCGAATCCGGGCGGTTCACCTGGGCGAGGATTGCGCGGATCGCGGGCCCGACTGGGAGGTTTACGAGTCCCGGGCATCCGGCCTGCCGGCAGACGTCCGCGTCCCAGCCGACGGCGCGTTGGTAGTGGCACGGCGCGGTGCAGCCGCCCTCCCGTTCGACGGGCTCGGCCTGGACGACCAGGGCGTCGGGATAGTGCTTGCAGATCAAGCGGCCGTCCGTCGGGCCGAACACCGACACGCTCGGCGTCCGTACCGCCGCCGCCATGTGGAGCATCCCCGAGTCTGCGGTCACCATCACGTCCGCCGCGCTGGCGGCGTAGGCGAGGTGCTCCTGCTGGAGCTCTACGAGTTGGGGGACGTTCGTCCCGGCGACTTTGCAGAGCCCCACGAACACCGGCTCCAGACCGCCCGCCTTCAGAACGTCGGCGAGTTCCTTCCACTTTTCGAGAGGCCATGTTCTGGCCCGGCAGGTCGCGTGGGGTTGGAGCATGACGACGGGGCGCCGGGTGTCGACTCTTGCCGCGGCGATCATCCCGCGACCGAAACCATACTGCTCACGGGTGATCCCGATGAACTGGCACTCCGCTTCAGACACGGGGAGTCCGGCCGCCGCAAAGAAGCAGTCGAGCCGGTCCTTGGTCGGGCGCCCCTTCGTCTCGACCTCGTGGTCCCATCCCGGGCAGAACATGTTGACGTACTTGTCACGTCGCCCGCCCCTTGCGAAGTACTCCCGCTCGCGGACGCCCTCCTCCCAGTTGGCCTTACGCTCATACCGATTATTCCACCTTATAGAGGTAGGGATAGGCCAGGCCTTGTCGACGCCAGCAACCATCTCTGCGAACGGTGCGTAATAGGAGAGGGTGAAGGCATCGACCTGCCAGCCGGCCTTCTGGAGCTTACGCGCGACCGCCGCGCAACGCAGAACATCACCCAGGCCGCCCCCTTCTCTACAAATCGCTAGGCGCATAACGCTCCAAGATTTCCTTCGCCCACTTCACCATGTCGGAGACTCGCTGGCCGGGGAAGTGAGCGTCCCGTAGGCAGAGCTCGAGATTCTCTATTCGGTTGTTACTCCGTATTCCGTTCTTATGATGGACTATCTCTTTTACGGTCAAGTAACGCCCGAGGGATTCTTCCATGACTAACCGGTGCTCTTGCACGTAATTGTTGACCGCGTTTGGGTGCTCAGGACGATTGAGATAAACATACCCGTGATCGACTTTTCTTCCACCTGCCCAGGCGGGCCGGCACTTGCCTGACGCTCCACAACTCCTGGTCTCGCCCTTAAACAACGAGTGTGCCGCGATGACTTTTTCAACTCCGCAGTCACACCTACAAAGCCAAGTCGCACTTCTATCTTTGTTGATGCCAACACGTTTCAGAACCAACAGCTTCCCGAAACGATTCCCTGTGATGTCGCGAGCGCGTACCGCGCGAACGCATCCACAGTGGGTGCTTGCACCTTTCCTTAGAGCATTCCCGCGAACGAGCTTCTCTACTCCACAATCGCATCGGCACCACCACGCCGGTCCGCGGTTGAGCACCCCACGTCGCTCGAGGACCGTCCATTTACCAAACTTTTTCCCGGTCAAGTCGATGTACGTGCCCGGTCTTGCCATCTGAGTCTCCTACGGGCAGCACCCCTCGGTTTTGATACCGATGAACCGCTTGACCTCGTCAGGCTCGAGCTCTGACAGAATCCAGAGCGCGTTCTCAATCCACATCTTCTTGATCGCACACTCCACCGGGTGAGGTTTCGTGAGCGGGTATCCACCGACCAGGGAATACTCGCGACACCCGCCCCCGCACACCCACCGCAGATCACAGTCCGAGCATCCATCCCTGGCGTAGAATCTGTTCTCCATCCACTTGCACCGGTCTGCCTCGCGCAGACCGTCCCAGACATCACCGATCTTCGTAGGGCCCTCGCGGTGACAGGCGAAGACGTTGCCGTCCGCGTTCACCGTGACGATCCCGACGCCAGCCCCGCACTCCGTGCAAGCGAACTGCTGAACGGCTAGTCGCCGAACCATATGCTCCATCTGCCGAAAGCCGGCCTTGTTCCCGTTCTTGATCCGACGGACGACCCACTCAGCGGCATTGTCGTACTGCTCCCTGAACTGACCGACGTTGTCCTCAGTGATGGCTAGGCCGTGCCCCTCCACCAAGGCGGCGCACCCGTCTTCGGTCAGGTTGACCGGCTCCACCGATACGCCGTCGGCCAGGCCCTCGTCGCAAAGTCCGTTCAGGTACTCAAGACGATCTACGAGGTCGACGCCTTCACCCGTGAACGTCCCGCGGAGCGTAATTCCTTTGACCCCATCGAGGCCCTTCAGGTTTTTAAGGCCTTTGAGTACAGCGGCATGCGATCCGGAACCATCAGGAAAAACCCGGTACTTGTCGTGGTCCTTCGCATCGCCGTCTAGGGAGACGATAAAGGAGAACTTGTGCTCAGAGAGCCAACGGGCCTTGTCCGGGTTGAGCAATACACCGTTGGTCGTGACATGGAATTGTGCTCCGCAACCTCTCTGGGCCGCAAGCATTTCAACGGTCGCCACAATCTCCTGCAGCCGACGCCAGGCTACGAGAGGTTCACCCCCGAAGAAGGAGATTCGCATGGGCGGGTTCCGGTCTGATTTTGGGTTGAAGGGGAAAAAGTTAAGCGCGCGTCGGGCGACACGCAACGGCATAGTCGGGAACTCATGATCGGGATTGTAGTTGCGGACGAAGCAATAGGAGCACCTCAGGGGGCAACCATGCGTCACGTTGAAGACGACCTGTCGGACGAAGCCCTTCTGGTTCCCATTGTACTGCGGTTGGAAATCGCACGGAGCGGGGTAGCGGTCCTCAATGACCTCCGCCGCGAGGAGAGAATTAGCGTCGATCACTAATGACTTGCCCCGCACCGTACATTCGTAAAGTCTCGGTGCGCTCACCGGGACTGTCTTGATTCCCTTCGGCCCGTCTCCATAACCTTCTAAGTTGAGTCTGCGCATCCTGTCCTCCTCGCTAGAGTTCTCATTATTCGAGTCCCGTCTGGCACTGCCCGGCCTCGCACTCGACCTCACAGTTACCTTGACACTGGCACTGGCACGTGATGACGCATGACTCCCCGCCTCCGCACCCCTGATCGGAGCAGGCGCACTTAGCCTGGTCTTGCGTCTCGCATCCAGCCTGGCACCCCGGTTCACATGCATCGGTGCAACTGCTTTGGCAAGAGATTATACACGGAGTATTGCATGAGGTCTCAAGCGCGGTCTCGGTGCCCGTCGTCGAGCATCCCCAGAGGTCCCCCGTCTCGACCCACTCGCAGTCGTCCGCCATCGCCGCTGTTGCGCAGATCAGCTCTGCCGCGGTAACACAAGTTAGGCTGCACATTCCCTGGGCCGCCGTCTCGCATACCCCCGAGCACGCAGACTCCTGCATCGACGTCTCACACCCGCCCGTCTCACAGAACGCCTGACACGAGTCCTTGTCCCACCCCCACCAGCCGTTCGCCTTGTAGGTGATCTCGTCCATCTGACCGTCTTTGCCGACGCCAGGGGTGTGGACGACCTCTAGGATGGTGACCTCAGCGTTGGTCCCGGCGTAGTTGGCGACATCAAGCAGGAGGGTGTCGTTGCGCTGGAGCTCGATCGTGTCCAGGTAGTCCTTCCACTCGTAGATCGGCAGGACCTCCTTCAGGCGATTGAGCCAGAAGTTCGCAATCGTCTGGACCTGCGGCCTAGACGTCACCGCCCAGCAGTTCATGTCGAGCTCTTTGCGCCCGAACGCGGCCTCCGCCGTCGCGTCGGTCACGACCAGTTCGTGCTCTTCGTTCTCCTGCATCCAGGTCGCCCGGACCCCGGTGCGAACCTCGGACTCGAAGTCGATGCGGGACTTGACGAAGGAGTCCATGAGGCGCTTGTTGTCGGTGATCGTCGCGACGCTGGACTGCGGACCGTTGACGAGCCAGCGAAGGAACGCCACGCCGTCGTCCCAGTTGATCGACGTCCGGCACTGGAAGGCGAGGTCCTGAGCGATCTGCATGAGCTTGCCTGGACGTGTCAGGGAGAACCCGAAGACGAAGCCCTCCATCCGCCCTTCGGCGTCGGTGAAGGAGGTGTCGTCGGTCTCCCCGGCGCTCACACCTCCGACCGTCTCGAGGAAGTCCTTGATGATGAGGGCCGGGTTGGTGATCACGGTCCCGGAGCCGTCACCGCTATCGTCGATCCCGGCGATGTCCACGAAGAGATCGTCGCTCCCGAAGTCGTACAGACCATTGAGGGCCGGGGGGAGCCCGGTGAAGGTTATCGTCGTGCAGTTGTGCCCGAGCTCGGCGGAGAACTGGCTGTCGTTCAGGTCGACCGCGAACATGCTCGGCTCGATTACCGCCCACCCGTCCGTCTCGTTGCCGATCGCGCCGGAGACCTGAGACGGCGGGGTGAGCCCGGGGTCGACGCCTTCTGCGACAACGAGCTGTCCTGGCAACATGACCTGAAGTCTGGGCGCCGCCCCGAAGTTCATGAAGCCGTACGACCCGGCGGCGAGGCCGTCCATGTCATCCAGCATCATGTTCCGTGCACGCCGCTTCCCGTGCCCGAACACCGCGTCCACCCGTTCGCTGGGGTAGTCGTTGACAATGTAGACGTACTCGCCCAGCACCTCGAAGACCTGCTCGCCTTCCTGATGTGGGGTCGCCTTCGTGACGATGAGGGCGCCGGTGGCCGACGGGACATGCAGGACCATTCCACAGCCGAAGAGGTCGTCTGAGGCGACGTCGTCGAACTCCCCGACCCACCCCTGGTAGTAGAAGGGCATGTGGACTTCGATCTCGCCGCCCGCCGTCGAGCGGAGAATGCGCCGGGTCTGCCAGCCGAGTGTGCCGTCGTGCCCCTCGACCTGAATCTTGAGGAAGTAGCCGACGTACTGGCCGTCGACGCCAGTGAAGTTCGTCGCGAAGACGCGGGGGTTGGCGGCTGTGCCGGAGATGGAGCCGTTGTCAATCGTAGCGCCTCTGGCGGTCGGGGTGAAGGCGCGACCGGTGAAGGTGCCCGTGATGTGCTCGCGCCCGACGCGGATCGTGATCTCTGTCGGGTCCTGCGTGAAGTCCTCGCCGCCCTCGATGTAGAACGTCTCGCTGGTGTCGGTGCCGCGAATCTCGTTGAGCAGGCGCCCGCGCTTCCCGCCCTTTGCCATGACCGTCGGTACCTTCTTCTTGTTCCCATAGACGATCGGGACCATGCGCCCCTCGTGGGCGTTGAGTACGTCGGGGAAGTCGTCCTTGATGACGAAGTTGGCGAAGTCTCGGTCGTAATGGGAGCCCATGTCGACGACGTCGAACTGAAGCTCGCGCCCGTCCTCGACCCACTGCATCGGCCCTGCAATCGTTCCCTTGAAGATGGTCGTCAGGTCAGCCTCGACCAGGCCGTCGAAGTATTGGTAGATCGTGACCGTCTTGTTCTCGAGGTCGACCGAGTTGAGGTTGTCGTGCAGGGCGAGGTCGTTGTCCATGAGGCGGATGCTGACGTCGCCGACCGACGGCTTCGGGTGAAGCGACGTCTTGGCGTAGATGCGTCCCCAGGAGTTGACGCGGGCCTCCGCGTTGTCCCAGGTCGACGCGTCCCCAGTTCCGATGGTCTGGTCCGAGTACCACTTCGTCCCGACGGCGCCGCCCCATTCCACCTTGACGATGTTGATGGGCTTGGTGCCCTTGGTGAGGTTCTTCTTCGTCGTGAAGTCGCCTGTTAGTGTGCGGGCCATGTTATTCCTCGCGTTCCTCGTCGTCCGGTCCGCCGGGGATATCTATCGCTATCACCAAATCCACCAGGGACACGTAACATGCCGGAGTGCTGAAATGCTTATACGGCACCTCTGGCCTCTCCGTGTCTAGCACTACCTCGGTTTCCAGCACCTTCCCAAGTGCGGCGAAGTACGCGGGCTGGTGCTCGACCGGAACGGCGTCCTGCCCCTTGTCATTCTTGTTCCCGTGCGCCCACTCGGTGACAAGTGATGTCTTGACGGCGTGGAATACTTTCAGTTCTGCGTTGACGGCGATTACGAAGCGCGCAATGGCAACGTGGAACTTGGCCGCTATGTTTGGCGCGTGCGACAATTCCCGCAGGGCCGGTGCCGCGTCTAGCAGCTTCTGATACGTGGTCTCAATCGGCATAGTATCTCCCCTTGCTAACCCAGTTAATCCTCTGCGTGCTTGCGACAATACTCAAGTAGCCAGTTCGCCACGGCCTCTGGCAGTTCCCTGGCCTCGATCTGCAGCGTGGCCCCTTCGCCATCTGGGACGAGCTTGTACGGGACGTGGATTGTGCCAAGACGCACCGCCGTCAAGCTGTCGCGGGCGACGGGTACTTTCAGCAGCACCTCATTCGTCGCGAGGATCGGTTCAATAGCCATCGTCGCTCCTTACCATGCCACTCCCTCAGAGTGGTCAAACAGAGTCCCGTAGTTTGTCGTTCCCCCGGCCTGACTAGCGACTAGAACGTCGCCGTCATCGCCCTTGCCCGTGCCGTCGGACATCCAGATAACATACTCGCCCTCTGCCGGTTCCGCCGGGTCAGTAGCCCTCTCGTACCCGGCCATCCCCTCGCGGTTCCAAAGGTAGCCGTTCACGAGTAGCGACTGGTCTGCGGTGGCCGCAGCGAACACCCCGTAAACCAACGCCTTCACCCGACCGTCAGCCTCGTTCGTGCGCTTGAGAACATCGATGAACAGTTTGGCACCGGCCGTCTCATAGTAGCCCGCCTGGTAACCGATCATTACGCCGTAGCTGTCAGTCACCAGCGAGTATCCAGAGTCCGCTCCGATCAGTGTGTTGTACTCGCCAGTCGTAAGAGCCCCGCCAGCGGAAGCACCAATCGCGACATTGATGTCGCCAGTAGTCAGAGCGTCCATCGCTGACCAGCCTATAGCAACGTTGTATCCCGCATTAGTAAATGCGTTATACATCGCCCGGTAACCTATGGCGATGTTACTATGGCCGGTCGCGCCGGCAATGGCACCGAGTCCTGCCTGATAGCCAATGCATATGTTGTAGTTACCGGACCCAATATCGCGCCCCGCATTATGTCCGACGTAAACACCACCGGCCCCGGTACTGTCTCGGCCAGTGGCCGCACCAACACCAATCGCGAAAGCCGACGTAGCTGCCTGACCGGCCCCGTAGCCGATGAATACATTATAAGTTTCAATCGTTAGCGCTCCACCGGCATTGTGCCCCGCCATGAGGTTGTAATTGCCAGTGGTGATCGCATCGCCAGCACTAAACCCAAGTGCTAGATTGCTATCACCCTCGGTGACCGATAGCAGCGCGTGATAGCCTCCGGCCCAATTATACTGACCATCAGTAAGAGCAAGTAGCGCCGCCGTTCCCGCCCCCCAGTTACCGTTTCCGGTAAGTGTGAAGTTTCCCGCGAGTGAACCCATGAACAGATTATTGGTCCCGTAGGTGTGGAACACCCTATCCCCAGCCTGCGTGATATGCCCAGTCGTTGACGAAGTAGCCTCAAGCTCCAAGGTCGCCCCGCTGAAGGCAATCGTCCCGGCAGCGTTAAAGGTAATGAGCTCGTTGCCGTCGATCCCTAGCGTACCGCCGTCACCCACGAAGAGGTTCGGCACCACAATGTCCTGGTTGAAGGTGACCGCCCCGGTTGTGTCGAAAGCAAACGCACCGCCATCCGAGTTGATGGCGTCAATCTGTAGCGTGTCGCCGTCGTGGACGTGGGCCTGCGGGGCGTTATCCCCCGTCACGTCGGCGCCCGCCGCAATGGCGTCCAGCTTCGTAATCTGGGCAGCGGTCGCGACTCCCTTCTGCGCGTCCGTTGCATCCTGAATATCATCCGTGCCGTCAACGTGTTCGGCCGCATGTGCAGTAGGGTTCTGATTGTCTGCCAACTCTCCAGATAGGCCGGCGACGCTCATTTCGTCGCCCCCTGCGTTTTCATGAGACGCCGCGTGAGTCGCGGGCGGCGCCCACTTGAGGCCAGACGCCTCTCCTGAATCAGCGGTGAGAACATCATCGTCATCGCCGACATTCAAGACCTCGAGGGTGTCATCGGCCGACGCTCCAAGAAGATCGCCCTTCGCCGAGAAGTCTGACTCTAACAAGGTTCCCGCAGGAGCGGCAGGAGGAGCCCACTTCAGACCAGAGGCTTCTCCTGAGTCTGCGGTGAGAACGTCGTCGTCATCCCCGACGCCGAGGAGCTCCGGGGTATCATCGGCACTCGCAGAGATCAAGTCGCCCTTCGCGTCGAGATCGGCGTCCATCAGGGCACCGGCTCCTGCGACGTTCGTTGCGTCGGTTACGTCCGCCAATGCTTCGATGCCATCGAGCTTCGTAATCTGGACGTCGGTTGCAAGGCCGGTCAGCGCGTCGGTGGCGTCTTGCGTTGCCTCGGTGTGCTCCGCGCTGGTCAGGTGGTAGTATTCGTCCGCCGTCCCGCCCTGCAGACTGCCGAGATCGTTGTGGACCGTGACGGCGCTGGTAGCGAACGGGGTCTCGAACGGGGTCTCTATCGAGGCGTTGGCCAAGTCCGTCTCGCTCTTCTGTACGATGATCTTGCAGATGGGCAGCGAGAACTTGTCCGCCAAGTCAGGCAACGTGGCTGGCATCGTAGCAAGTTCCGCCTGTGCGGCGGTATAATTGCCCTGGCCGTAGACCAGCATGAGGTGGCCGTCGAAGTCGATGAAGCCCCAGTGGACGGCGTAGCGGTTCGCCGTCAGGGCGTGCAGCGTACCGGAGTCGTCGTCGTAATGTTCCACGTCAACGTCAACGACGCCGGGGACTTCCGTCCAATCCACCCCGCCGTCTCGGTAGAACGAGCGGAACGTCCTGTCGTGTATGTGCCCGTCAACGGTGGCGTCAGGGATCGCCTCCTCAACCTCAATGTCAGTCTCGTCATCGCCTACGTCATACGTCGCGCCCTCGACAGTGTAGACGCCGTCGTTGCCGGTAGACCCATGCACCAGGATGGACTCGCCATGCACGAAATGGTCTGCGATATCGCCAGATACCATGAACAGCTTATTGCCCTGATCGAGGTCAGTGATGGCTTCGCTGTTGCCGATGTCGAAAGCGTCAATGGTGAACGGCGTGATGACCGCGTAGAGCGACCCAGCCGTCACCTGCAGCGCCAAGTCCTCATGCGCGCTCTTGCTGGTCAGCAGGCCAGACGCTCGGACGATGCCGACCGTGGACCGCAAGTACCGCAACAGCGTCGTGCCGAGTTCCGGCAGGCGCTGCCCGCCGTTCAGGATGTGTATGTGGTCATTGCCGTTCTTGTAGACCCGGCCCAACCCGATCTCGGTGCGCAGGTTAATCGTCGTCTGGTCGCCTGTCTTGGCAAAGACCGGAGGGGCTGCGTAGTTGACGTATATGAAGTTGACCCCGGCGTCCAGTGCGAACGAATCCTCCTTCGCTATGTCGAAAAACTGCGTGGTGCCAACTGCGCTGTCGGCCGTCTTTATCATGCCAACGCCGGCCGAGATGTCTACGGTCCCGTCCTGCGCGGCGGCCTCCGTGATCTCGCAGCCCTCCACGATGACCGCACCCTGCGTCTTGTTCACCCAATCGTGGATGCTGTAGGTGCCGGACAGGTCGCTGAGGAGTAAGTCAACGAAGGTCGGTGTGCTGCCGGGCCCCAGCAGCTGATTGTGGACGGTCCTTTGCCAGACGGCGGCGCCGGTCGTGTTGTCGGTGCAGACCCACTCCTCAATAAAACTGGACGCGGGGTTGGTGACGATCACCCGACTGCCGACGAAATAGTTGTTGGCGCGGTCGTGGTTGACGCCGGGTCGACTTTCGCTGAGGCTTGTAAGCGCCACGAGTTACTCCCCGCGCTTGTTCAACTCGAGCCGGACCGATACCGACCAGAGGTTCTTAGCCTGCTTCTCGAAGGGAAGCTCCGGGTCGAGGAACCGGGCGGTGTACTCGACGGCGCCGGTGTCAGTGTAGGTCCAGGTCGTATTGACCCCTGTGACCGTCGTGTTGAAAAAAGTCTCGAGGGTGTTCTTCTGGGTGTCGGAGAGCGTGTCGAACCTGAGGACGGCCTCGTACTTCGTGACGCCCTTGTCGTAGGAGTACGTCACACCCCCGGCGGTCTCGCCGAGGGCCTGACGCTTCTTGGTGATCATCGTGGAACCGGGGAAGGGGCCGGGGAGAGTGATGT